ACTGACAGCTGCTGAACGGCAGAAATTAAATTTGCGAAAAACTATTGACACTATCGGAACAGAAGACATAATTGCTATCCTGGATGGTCAGCAAAGAATGACATCACTATATATTGCACTTAAAGGGACTTATGCATATAAGATGTCATATAAACGATGGGATAACCCGGCAGCTTATCCTAAAAGAAAACTTTATCTCAATTTATTAGCAGCGTCAGACGATGCAGATATGTTTTATGATTTTTTGTTTTTGACGGAAGAAGAAGCAAAAAATATAAAAAATGATAATGATGAATACGAAGGATCATTTTGGTTTCCGGTAGGAAAGATATTAGATTTCAGAGAAGAATCTGATGTAAATGATTATCTAATTGATAATGATTTAAATACAGTGGCTGATAAAGCACAGGCTAAGTTTGCCAATAAGGCTCTTTTTAAATTGTACAGTATAATACATAACAAACAAACCATAAGCTATTATTTGGAAGAGAGCACAGAACTGGATAAAGTTTTAAATATTTTTATTCGAGTTAATAGCGGTGGTACGACATTGAGTTATTCAGATTTGTTATTATCATTTGCTACAGCACAATGGGAACATAAGGATGCAAGAGAAGAAATAAACGAATTTGTCGAAGAAGTAAATATGATAGGTCGGGGATTTAATATCGGCAAAGACCTTATTTTGAAATCTTGTCTGGTACTTGCTGACTTTGTTGATATAACATTTAAGGTTGATAATTTTAATCGGCAAAATATGTTAGTAATTGAGAAAAATTGGGATGAATATACTGATGCAATAAGAATAGCAGTGGAGCTGATGGCTTCTTTTGGATTTAGTCGAGATAATTTGAATTCTAATAGTATTTTGATTCCAATTGCATATTATATAAAAACAATTGGTAACCCAGTAAACTTTGTTGATTCAAAGAAATATGCAAGTGATCGTGGAAAAATAAAAAAATGGATTGTAGCATCGCTTTTGCGTAGAGTGTTTAGCTCACAGCCGGATGGAATACTTAGACCAGTCAGAGAGATTATACAAAAGAATACAAGTGGTGCTTTTCCATTGGAAGAGATTATTGACAGATTCAAAGGAACAAACAGAGATATTAAATTTACAGATGATACTATTGAGAATTTGTTGTGGACAAAATATGGCAGCAGTGATGCATTGGTGGTTTTATCGGTATTGTATCCTTGGGCAGATTTGAAAAATGTATTTCATATTGATCATATTTATCCAAAAAGTCAATTTACAGAGAGACGTCTTAAGAAAAAAGGAGTTGCTTCTGACGCAATGGAGTTTTATATGAATAATGTAAATTATCTTGGTAATTTACAATTATTGGACGGTACACAGAATAAGGAAAAAAATGATTCCGACTTTGATGTGTGGCTTGCAGACAATTATAAGGACAGCTCTAAGTTAAAGGATTATAAAGAAAAGAATTATATTCCGGATGTTAGTCTGGCGTTTACCAATTTCGAAGAATTTTTTACTGAGAGAGAAAAATTGCTCGTTAATCGTTTGAAAAAAGAACTAATGTAGGTTTTGTCACGAAGTCTCTATTGACAAAACAAACGTATGTTCGTATAATTATCTCATCGCTACATTAGGAGTGTTGAACAGTCTACAGAGATATGGTGTTTGGCAGACTATTTCCCTTGGTCGAACTTATATCGCAGGAGGCACGTTTAATATGACATACGAAACAGGTACAGAAGTTTTCTTCATTGAGAGCAACCGTATAATCCGTAAGGCAACCGTGGTCAGAAGAAGCGGTGATTTTTACATATTACGATTTGATGAAGGCGGTGGCATCCAGTTAAGAGAAGGCAGAATTTTTCCAACAAGAGAACAGGCAGAAGCAACGCTGCCCGGAGAAAAGGTTCAGAAAAAAGCTAACTCTCCATACGATTACTGGCATTGAAATGTAAATTCGCAGAAGGGGGTTGACAGTAATGCCCCCTTTTGATATATTAATAGTGTCAACCGTTCAGTTGACAGTTGACACAGCATTCTACAATGCCAAATGTAGCTTACCAAATTATTATAATTAATATGGATGACGCACATTAAATCAAATAAAGTGTAAAGAAAACCAATGTATAAGAATGAATATTAAAATTAATTAGAAAGTGCGGTTGAATAGTATGAATGAGAACGAAAAGGTAAGTTTTGGAAAGTATATTGAAACGATACGAAAAGAGAAAAGAAAATCACTAAGAGAAACAGCAAAAGCAATCGAAGTATCTCCACAATTCCTAAGTGAAGTGGAGAAGGGTAGAAAAAGTACCCTGACAAATGAGAGAATTGAGAAACTGGCAAAATTCCTCATGTTATCTGAAACCCAGACTTATACACTTTATGATATGGCAGCGGAAGCAAGAACATCGAATGATGTGTTAATACCACAGGATTGTGTCGATTATGCATCAAATCCTTATGTGCTTGAGGCACTGAGATTATCTAAAGAAACAGGAGCAGGGGAGGCAGAGTGGCAGGTACTTCTTGACGAATTAAGAGCTCGAAAGGGGTAGTAGCAGCCTATGTATGAACCACAGTTTAGATGTAGAAGTAATGGTGTTCCCATTTTATCCCATGAGGATATTGAATCAGATGCAGAAATGTTCATCCGAGATTTTGATCCGGATGTACTGAACAATCCTAAAGAAGTTAATATTGAGGAATTCGCAGAGTTCTATCTGGGATTGACACCAGAGTATAATAATCTGACTCATTGCGGACTCATTCTTGGAAGAATGGTCTTCAATGACAGCAACAAGGTTCCGGTATATGATGCAGATGCAAAACGTGCAGAATATATATTTGCCGGAAGGGGAACGGTCATGATCGATAACACATTGCTGACGGACGAGCACCGCTTCCGTTCAACGATGGGGCACGAATCAGGACACTGGATTTATCAGCAGTCGTATTTTTACAGAGACCCGAATCAGCTGGCCCTGTTCGATAATTTGGAACAGACATCAACTGCCTGTAGAAAAACAGACATAGAAGGCGGGGAAGCAGCGCAGAGCAATGGGCGCAAGCAGTTATGTTCAGATCATGACTGGCTTGAACATCAGGCTAAATATTTCAGTGCAGCAATCCTTATGCCGAGAACTGCAATGAGACAGGTCTGTGGTGATAAAGAATTAAGAAAAAGACTCAGAGAAGAGTTTCCGGGATTTGAGTTGGAAATGCTGGCAACAGAAGTGGCAGAAATCTTTAATGTATCATCAGAGTCGGCAAAGATTAGAATTAAACAGCTGGGATTTGATTTTGCAAAGTCACCAGTTAAACAGAAAACGCTTTTTACAATTGGTTATCCGAGTAGTGTTATCTCACTGTAAGCATAAGCACCTCGAAAAGGGGTGCTTCTATTATAAATAATGTGTCAACCAAGGGGTTGACGAATATAATTCTACAAACCATGAAAAATAGGAAAATAAATAAAATATATGAATTATATTTCGATACAAGAAATATAGTCCTAAAACAAATAAATATTGACATATAATTCAAATAACATATAATAGTATGTAACAGGAGGTAGATAAAATGGAGTTTGACAGAAGCAGATTAATGAACAATATAACGACTTTGATAAAAGAAAAAAATATAAAAATAGGTGAGCTTGAAAATTCAGTAGGTATCAGTACTGGATATTTATCCAAAATGGCAAAGCCTGAAAATGAATCAATGCCGGGAATTGATTTAATATGGAAACTTGCAGAAAAACTTGGTGTAAGTGTAGATATGCTTGTTGGCGGTGATTTCAGCAAATCAAATGATAATTTGTTTTATCTTGTGAAATTCCTGCATGAATTGAAACTGGAAACAGATGTTCATGAAATAACATGGAGTAAATTTTCCAGCTACGATGCGGTTAAGGATCCATTAGATTTACCTGAATGGGATGATCTGGAATGCAATGTTGAAGAAAAAATAGTTACATCAAATATTACAGACAGATATGTATCCTTGTTTGATTCCCAAAGAAATCTTAAAGCAACAAAAGAAAATTTTTATGCGTTTGTAGATACACTTCATATTGTTCTTCTGTTCAAGTGCATAGAGACGGTTGAAAATGAAGAAAAAGTGGTTTATGAATTATACTCTGCAACGGACAATGGACCAAGTAATAACTATATTATTCCGTTGTGTTCCACATTGGAAAAAGACGGTGCGATATTTTTTGCTCTGAGTGATTTTTATGAATGCGTACAAAGGCACGATAAAGATATTCAGTTAAGAGAATCAGCACGAAAAGCAATTGGAGACTTTTTAAATCGTAATAATACAGAAGAATTGCCATTTAACTAGGAGGTGCAGCCTGAACATGGTAACAGAAAAAGTAAAAGGGGTAATTTCCTGCCCCATATGTAAAAAAGGAAAAGTAATAGCGTACGAAAGCGCATCAGGGAAATCATCAGTAGGATGTCACAATTGTGGAAGATACCTGTTGGTTGACTGGGATAAGATGACAGCCGTTGAAAATAAGGCCTGTAAAAACGCCTATAAGATGGTTGTAAATAATTGAATAACAATTTGCTGACTGAGCAATAGGGGCGTTTGAATAAAAACAGCTACCACATAGCCAGAGCAGATTACCAGAGGAAATAAGAATGATCTTGTTTCCCTTGGTAATGTGCCCTGGCTATTTTTTTGTCCTTTTTGAGATTGTTTTTGAAACCGTGAGTTGTTCCTACATTACACAGAAGGATAAAAATACACGTCAGATTATGAAACTCGAATGACTATTTTAAATTTTGTATCAAGATAAATCGGTCAGAAATTATTAGGTTGGTTAGGCAGATCATTTTTTATGCTGCTGATAACAAACCGTTAATGATGAAAAAGTCCCCCTTATATATTCTCCATTCGCCTGATTATATTTTGCGAAATAAATGAAACGGCAAGGAGAATAAGTAAGTGAGGATTAAAAAATGAAGTTTTGGTGCTTCTGAAAAAATATTTGAAATTTATTTTTAATCGTGCAAAAAGTCTGCACCTTTAAAAATTATTCTTAACTCACAAAGCAAGAGAACAGGAAGGAGGTGAGCGAGAGATGGCAAAGAAGAGCATGACACCAAGCGAACGCAGGGAAGCGATTCTTAAGGTTCTCTGTCAGAGAAGACAGGACAAGATTGACAACCTGGCATTTGAATTTGGCGTTTCAGTCCGGACTATAAAAAACGATATCGAAGAGCTGTCTCTCGCTTACCCGATCGAAACAGTTCGTGGCAGATATGGTGGAGGTGTAAAAGTGGCAGACGGATATTATGTCGGTCGCAATTACCTAAAACCAAAACAGCAGGAACTGTTAAAGAAACTGCAGTCAACACTTCAGGGTGACGACCTTGAGGTAATGAACAGCATCCTACGTGATTTTGCTTTGTAGAACATTATTGACGAGAACCCACGGCCATGAGAGCCGAATGTGAAAGGATGATTTTATTATGAAAAAGAAAATTTTTATCTGCAGCCCTTATCGGGGCAGAGTCGAGGAAAACAAAAAGAATGCAGTGAGCTACGCAAGGATCACTGCCATGTCAGGTGACGTTCCAATCGTACCACATCTCTATTTCCCATCATTCCTCGATGACAATATCCCAAACGAGAGAATGACAGGCATCGCAATGGGTCTTGAACTCATGGATATGTGCGATGAGGTGTATGTGTTCGGTTTCGACATCACGGAAGGCATGAAGTTTGAACTCGACCATGCAAAAGAAACAAGGAAGCCTGTAAGGCTTTATGATACAGATTTCAATCCCGTGAATGTCAGGACCATACCTGTGGATGAACGTGCGGATGCCAGATACAAGGGCATCATCAGAAATCTGAAGGTGTTGAAGTAGGAGGTCCGCCATGTCAGCAGTCAATGTCCGTTACGGACTATATCCGGGTGACTGCCTTATGGTCACTGCCGGAAAGAAAAAGAAGAGAGCAACTGTAGTAAAGGAGTACCCGTTCCATATTCTGATGGACTGGGGAAAGTACAAGTCCAGCGTAAACAAGATCGATGTGTATACAGGTGATGTGAAGCTGGCACGCATTTGAAAGGAGAGAACGCCATGAGTGAGGCATTGTTATTAGTGGCCGAGGGCTACGAGCAGATTGCTGCCGGAATCAGAAAGATGGTTGCAGCACAGAAAGATACACCAAAGAAAGAGGAGAAGCCTGTGAAGAAGGCTGAAAAGAAGGAAACTCCTGTGGCAGATACACCGAAGGAAGAAGCTGCACCGAAGGAGACAGCCGTTGACAGAAAGACGGTACGTGCCTTCCTTGCGGACAAGTCCAGATCAGGAAAGACCTCGGAGGTAAAGAACCTGATCGAGCAGTTCGGATTCCAGAAGCTGTCAGACGTTCCTGATGAGAAACTGCCGGAACTGTATGAGAAAGCGCAGGTGCTCTAATGGGCGGACACGCAAGGTTCTCCCCGTCGTCCGGCAAAAGACGTCTGGAATGCCCTCCATCGTTACTGTTGGAGGAGCAGTTCCCGGACGAAGAATCTCCCTTCGCAGCAGAGGGGAGCGCCGGACATGCGATGGCAGAGTACCTCATCAATAAGTATCTGAAGAAAAGGACTAAAAGACCTGTATCTGATTATTATTCGGATGAACTGCTCGAAGCCGTGGATGATTACGTGGAATATAACATCACCCAGATCGAACAGGCAAGGAAGGACTGTGATGAACCATTCATCGGAGTGGAACTGAAGGTCAGCCTGGCACACAGGATTGAAGGATGTTTCGGTACTGCAGATATGGTGGTGGTCGATTCCCATAAGATCCATATTATCGATCTGAAGCTCGGCAAGGGTGTGGTGGTCGATGCAGAACAGAATGTCCAGCTTATGATCTACGGACTGGGAGTGTTGGACATGCTCGGTTTCTTATATGAGATCGACACGGTGGAGCTTACCATCGTCCAGCCGAGGATCGAGCATTTCTCCACTTGGGAGATATCAGCCGGGGAGCTGCTTGCATGGGGAAAGGATGTCCTTGAACCTGGAGCAGCAAAGGCACTTTCAGGTGAAGGAGAATTTAAAGCCGGAGACCACTGTCGATTCTGCAAGGCAAGATTTACATGCCGTGCAAGGGCAGAGGAATATTTAAAACTTGCACAGATGGAATTTGCCGAGCCGGCCCTCATGTCGGATGAGGAAATTGCAGAAGTCCTTTCCAAGGCCGATGCACTGAAGAAATGGGCAGAAGAGGTTTACACCTATGCACAGAATGAAGCAGTAGTTAACCATAAAGAGTGGTCGGGCTATAAGCTGGTCTTGGGAAGAAGCAACCGTAAATATACAGATGAAGATGATGTGGCAGAGGCGGCAAGGAAAGCCGGATACACGGATATCTTCAAAAAGAGCCTGATTGGCATTACCGAGATGGAAAGACTGATGGGCAAAAAGAAATTTAATGAGATCCTTGGTTCACTGGTGTACAAGCCTGACGGCAAGGTCACACTGGTGCCGGATTCAGATAAAAGAGAAGCAGTTAAAACAGCAACCGCAGAAGCGGATTTTAAGGAGGACTAAAATTATGACAACAGCAAACTTAACCAAAGTAATCGTACCTTGCAGACTCAGCTATGCACACCTGTGGGAGCCGGATTCCATCAATGGAAGCGAACCGAAGTACTCTGTCTCCTGCATCATCGACAAGAATGATAAGGAGACAATTGCCAAGATCAAGAAGGCAATTGAGGTAGCAAAGGATGAAGGAAAAGGCAAGTGGGGCGGTAAGATCCCGGCAAATCTGAAGACACCGTTAAGGGACGGAGACATCGACAGACCGGAGGATGAGGCATATGCGGACAGTATGTTCTTAAATGCCAACAGCAAACAGGCCCCGCAGATCGTGGACAGACAGGTACAGCCGATCCTTGACCAGAGCGAGGTATATTCCGGCTGCTACGGAAGGGTATCCATTACATTTTATGCTTACAACAGCAACGGCAACAAGGGCATTGCTGCCGGACTTGGAAATGTACAGAAGTTAAGGGACGGAGAGCCTCTCGGTTCCAGAGCCAATGCGAAGGATGAATTCGAGGCAGTGGATGCGGAGGACGATTTCCTCGCATAGAAACAAAGCAGCAGATCATAGGAAGGGCGGTGGCATACACCGCCCGGATACATAAAGGAGATGTACTTTCATGGAAGAACTGATGAAGGAGCTTAACAGCATAAAAAAATATATCCCGTATAACACATACCGCACCATCAAAGGACAGATGAAGTCCGGCAATGTGGAAGCAGCAAGAACGGGAATCAGCAGAATAAAGAAAAGAGCGGAGGGACAGAAGCATGGACACACTTGCAATTGATATTGAAACATACTCAGATGTGTCACTGCCGGACTGCGGGGTACACAGGTATGCAGCATCGGAGCAGTTCGAGATCCTTTTGTTTGCATACAGTCTGAATGACGAACCGACACAGATCATTGACCTGGCATCCGGGGAGAAGATACCGGATGAGATCATGGAATATCTTACGGATGATTCCGTGGTAAAAACAGCTTTCAATGCTGCCTTTGAGCGTAACTGTATCAACCGATTCTTCGGGCTTTCCTTAAAGCCGGAGGGATGGAGATGCACGGCAGTTCAGGCATCCATGCTGTCGCTCCCACTGTCACTGGAAGGTGTGGGTGAAGCACTGAACCTTGATAAGAAAAAGATGTCGGAAGGCAAAGACCTCATCCGCTATTTCTGTATGCCGTGCAAGCCTACCAAGGCAAACGGGGGCAGGGCAAGAAACCTTCCGTCCGATGCTCCTGAAAAGTGGGAGCTGTTCAAGACATACTGCATCCGTGACGTGGATGTGGAAAAGCAGATCAGAAACAAGCTGGCGAAATTCCCGATACCAGACAGGGAACAGGAGCTTTACTGCATGGACCAGAGAATCAATGACCGTGGGATTATGGTTGACCGTGAACTGATCAGCCATGCAGTGGCGTGTGATCTTTTATATAAGGAAGCAGCATCCAAGAGGGCATATGAGATATCGGGACTGGAAAACCCGAACAGCGTCTCACAGCTTAAGGACTGGCTGAATGAAAAAGGCATCGAGGTGGATTCCCTTGCCAAGGCCGCCGTGGAAGAACTGGTGGAGAAAACGGAAGGAGAAGTATCCGAAATGATGAAGCTCAGGCTTTCCATGTCAAAAACCTCGGTAAAGAAATATGAGGCAATGGAACGCTCCGTCTGCCCGGATGGAAGGGTGCATGGATTATTACAGTTTTACGGGGCCAACCGTACAGGAAGATGGGCCGGCAGACTCGTACAGATTCACAACCTTCCGCAGAACCACATGGAAGATCTGGAACTGGCACGCTCTATTGTAAAGGAAGGCAGATATGACCTTGTGGAGCTTTTATATGATTCCACCCCGGAGGTGCTGTCGGAACTGATCCGTACCGCATTCGTGGCAAAGCCGGGATGCAGATTCATTGTCAGCGACTTTTCCGCAATCGAGGCGAGAGTCATGGGATACCTTGCCGGAGAAGGATGGGTCATGGAGGAGTTCCGTGGTGCCGGAAAGATCTATGAACAGACGGCATCCAAGATGTTCCATATCCCGATTGAAGAAATCACAAAAGGAAGCCCGTACCGTGCAAGGGGAAAGGTGGCATCACTTGCCTGTCAGTATGGCGGTGCGGAAGGTGCGCTTGTCAGCATGGGAGCATTAAATTTTGTGGAAGAAGAGGAATTGAAAGGACTGGTGCAGTCATGGCGGACAGCAAATCCGCACATCGTGAATTACTGGTATGAAATTGACGGTGCGGTAAAGGCAGCCGTGAAGGAACGGAAGATGACAACGGTCGGAAGGGTAACGGTATATTATCAGTCCGGGATGTTAAAGATTGCACTGCCGTCAGGAAGGGTGCTGTCTTATGTAAGACCGAGGATGACCGTGAACCGATTCGGTTCGGAGAGCGTCAGCTATGAAGGAGTCGGCACGAACCGCAAGTGGACAAGGATCGAATCTTACGGTGCAAAATTCTGCGAGAACATCGTCCAGGCAACCGCAAGGGATGTACTGGCAGAGGCAATGCTCCGTCTGGAAAAGAAGGGATTTGATATCGTGTGCCACATCCATGATGAAGTGGTGCTTGAAGTGCCGGAGGGGACATCCTCGGTGGAAGAAGTCAATAGGATCATGGCGGTATGCCCTGACTGGTGTGAGGGGCTTCCGCTTAAGGCTGCCGGATTTGAAAGTCCGTTTTACAAGAAAGATTAGGAGGAGCTTATGGGAGGATGCAACAGGGAAGGATATCCGGATCCGACCGCAGGTATTGCAATCGGACGGGTCATGAAACAGGAAAAGCGTAAAAAGAAGGAGGTAAAGAAGGATGTTCGTATCGATCGGAAACTCAAGAATGGACAAAAAGTTTAACTGTACGGATATGACATATGAAGATTTTGTCGACCGTCTGTCCAAGACAAAATATACTGCGGAGACAATGGAGCAGTACAGGAAGATGCCAAAAGGGCAGCAGGATAATATCAAGGATGTCGGAGGATTCGTCTTTGGAAAGCTGAAGGGCGGACGCAGGAAGAAGGACTGCGTGATCTCCAGATCTGCCATCACGCTTGATATGGATTACGGAACACAGGGCATCATTGATGAACTGGAAATGTTCTTTGACATGAAGATGGTGGTTTATTCCACACATAAGCATACACCGGAGAAACCGAGAATGCGTATCATCATATTCCTGACAAGGGATGTGACACCTGATGAGTACGGGGCAGTCAGCCGTATGCTTGCATCGGATATCGGCATCGAGCTTTTTGATGACTCTACCTATGAACCATCAAGACTCATGTACTGGCCGAGCACTTCCAGTGACGGAGAATATGTGTTTCAGGAAATCGAAGGGAACGAAGTCGATCCCGATGAAGTGCTGTCCCGTTATAAGGACTGGCATGATGTATCAGCATGGCCGGTCAGCAACCGTCAGGCATCCGTTGTGCAGAGGGATATCAAAAAACAGGCTGACCCGCTTTCCAAGGACGGACTGATCGGGGCTTTCAACCGCACATACACGGTGACACAGGCAATCGACAAATTCATCCCGGATGTGTACAGGCATTCAAGGGCGATCCCCGGAAGATATGACTATATCCCAGCGGACTCTGCTGCCGGAGTCGTGGTATACGATGACCTGTTCGTATACAGCCACCATGCCACAGATCCATGCTGTGGAAAGCTGATGAATGCGTTTGATGTGGTAAGGCTTCATAAATTCGGAGACAAGGATGCAAGGGCAGCCGAAGGGACAGAGCCGGGAAAACTCCCTTCTTTCAAAGCCATGCAGGATTTTGCTTCTGCAGATGAAGAAGTGAAGAACACGCTTGCCAGGGAAAGACAGGAGCTGGCGGTACAGGAATTTTCCACAGAGCCGGATGAGGACTGGCAGAATAAGCTGGCACTTGACCGCAGGGGAAATATCAAGGATACACTGCAGAACATCGCACTGATCATCCGCAACGATGAGAACTTCAAGCACATCGTGTACAACGAGTTTAAGGATACCATTGATGTCATCGGTCCGCTTCCGTGGAAACAGGTAAAGCCCGGATGGAACGATTCCGACCTTGCGAATGCAAAGGTGTATTTCGAGAGGGTGTACGGGATCTGGTCACCGACCAAGTTTAAGGATGCACTGCTTGCCGTAGTGTCATCCGACAGGCTCTACCATCCGATCAAGGATTATTTCGCAACGCTTCACTGGGACGGACAGGAGCGTATCGATACACTGCTCATCGACTATTTCGGTGCGAAAGATTCACTGTACACAAGGGCGGTCATCCGCAAGACACTGGTGGCTGCGGTAGCACGTATCTATAAGCCGGGAGTAAAGTTCGACTCCATCCTCGTGCTGAACGGTCCGCAGGGAATGGGAAAATCCACCTTCTTTGCCATCCTTGGAAAGCAGTGGTTCTCGGACTCCTTATCCATTTCGGATATGAGGGATAAGACTGCTGCCGAGAAGCTGCTCGGAAACTGGATACTTGAGATCAGTGAGATGAACGGTATCCGCAAGACGGAAGTCGAGGTAGTAAAGTCCTTTGTCACCCGTCAGGATGATAAGTTCCGTCAGGCATACGGAGTCAATGTAGAGTCGCATCCAAGAAAGTGCATCATTGTAGGAAGCACCAACTCCGAGGGCGGGTTCTTACGTGATGTGACAGGAAACAGAAGATTCTGGCCCGTGCATGTGCCGGGGACAGGAAAACACCATCCGTGGGAGCTTGACTGTGTCGACCAGATCTGGGCAGAGGCAATCCATCTGTATAACGAAGGTGAGGAGCTGTTCTTAAAAGGTGCGGAGGCAGAGGAAGCATACAAGATGCAGCAGGAGGCAATGGAGTCGGATGACCGTGAGGGCATCGTGCAGGATTACCTCGACAGACTGCTGCCGGATAACTGGTCATTAATGGATATCTACCAGAGAAGGGCATTCCTTGGCGGAGGAGAGTTCGAGACGGTCGGTGTCAAAGGAACGGTCATGCGTGAGCGTGTGTGCATCATGGAGATCTGGGTGGAGTGCTTCGGTAAGGAGCGCCAGAACTTAAAGAAGGCAGATTCCTATGAGATCGAAGGCATCTTAAACAAGATCGGGGGATGGAAGAAGTATGATTCCAATACCACGGGCAAGACCAAAGTCCCCCTTTACGGAGTGCAGAAGACTTTTGTGCGGATGGATGAGAAACCAGGGGAAACCCGTTAGGCGGTTTCCGAGGTTTCCCAGATGCAGATGGGCAACGGTAGTCGGAAACCGTGCTGACACCTTGGAAAATAAGGGGTTGCGGTTCTTAGTTTCCCAGTTTCCCATTAAATCCAGTTGAGAATTAAAAATAAAGATAAAAAGAGCAATTCATGTATATATGCGCGTATAGGAGTTAAAGGCATATGGCAACCGCAATCGGCAAAGGAGGTATCTGGTTTTGCTAGAAAGTACAGTAGAGAGACATTTGAGGGAAGAAGCTAAAAATCGGAAAGGCATGGCGTTAAAGTTCGTATCACCTGGTATGAATGGAGTGCCTGACCGCATCGTCCTGATGCCGGACGGGAAAATGGCATTTGTGGAACTGAAAGCACCGGGGAAGAAGCCGAGACCGCTTCAGCTGAAGAGAAAGAGGATGTTTGAGAGGTTAGGCTTTCCCGTTTATGTAGTTGATAATATCGAACAGATCGGAGGTATCCTTGATGAAATACAAAGCACATGATTATCAGCAGTATGCGACAGATTTTATAATCGGACATCCCGTGAGCTGCCTGATCCTTGACATGGGACTTGGCAAAACGGTCATCACGCTTACGGCACTGTGGCTTCTGCTGTTTGACTATTTTGAAGTAAGGCGGATCCTGGTGATCGCACCGAAGCGTGTGGCAGAGACAACATGGCCGGCAGAGATAAAAAAGTGGGAGCATCTTTACGGCATGACATTTGCCGTGGCAATGGGAACTGCAGGGCAGAGAAAGGAAGCACTTCTGTCAGGAGCCGATGTGACGATCATCGGAAGGGACAATGTTTCCTGGATGACAAAAAACATATTTTTTGATTTTGACATGGTCGTGATCGATGAGCTGTCGAGCTTCAAGTCACCGAAGGCACAGAGGTTCAAAGACCTGAAAAAAGTAAGGCCGATGGCAAAACGTGTGGTCGGGCTTACGGGAACACCGGGAAACCTCATGGACTTATGGGCAGAGATAGGGATCCTTGATATGGGGCAGAGACTTGGAAGATACATCGGAGGATACCGTGACAGGTTCTTCCTTCCGGATAAGCGGAATCGTGAGATCATCTTTTCGTATAAGCCAAGGGAAGGAGCAGAAGAAAAAATATATGAACTGATCTCAGATATCAGCATTTCCATGAAAGCCGTGGATTATCTTGATATGCCGGAATGCATAAGCAACCGTGTGACCGTATCCATGTCAGAATCTGAACAGGCACTTTATGACAGGATGGCAGATGAAATGATCCTTGAATACGGGGAAGGACAGGACATCGATGCGGTAAATGCAGCAGCCTTAAGCAACAAGCTCCAGCAGATGGCAAACGGTGCGGTCTATGATGAATCCGGCAATGTCCGTAATATCCATGACAGAAAACTGGATACCCTGGAAGACATGATCGAATCGGCAAACGGGAAACCGCTTCTGGTTGCATACTGGTTCAAGCATGACAGGGAGCGGATATTAAAACGGTTTAAGGCAAGGGATATCAATACAAAGAAGGATATCGAGGACTGGAATGAAGGAAAGATCCCGGTGGCGCTGATCCATCCGGCATCGGCAGGACACGGACTGAATCTTCAGGAAGGTGGTTCGACCATCGTATGGTTTTCACTTACATGGTCTCTTGAACTGTATCAGCAGTTAAATGCCAGACTTTACAGACAGGGGCAAAAACACACGGTCATCATAGAGCATCTGGTAACAGAAGGCACGGTCGATGAAGATATCCTCCGGGCAATCGAAAAAAAGGATAATACACAGAATGCAATGATAGAAGCAGTAAAGGCAAGGATTGGAGGTATGACGGATGACGGCAGAAGTAATGATGAAGGAATATAAGAATATGAAAAAGGAACTGACCGTGACTGAGTTCCAGCTCCGTCAGTTTCAGGGAGTGAGCGAACAGGACATGATCGATTCCATGCTTTACTCCCACCAGGAAGGGGAAAGGGTGCAGACGAGCACTCTTTCCGATAAAACGGCAAACATAGCAGTCAAGTATAAGACTGCAATGGAAAGGGAGAATGACGAGTGGTACGGCTTCCTTTTCCACAGATATATGTTCCTGAAAGAAGAACTGGATTTTTTCGAGCATGCAGTGAACGGACTGGATGAAAGACATAGAAACATTATCACGGATCTTCTGGATGAGGACATGACATGGGACATCATGATGGAAAGATACCATGTGAGCCATACGATGATAGCAAAATACAGAAAAGCAGCATTGAAGGAACTTGATAAACAGTATGAACTGAGGGACAGACAGGTGGAAGCCTTTGTCCTCGGATAGGAGGTTTTTATGTGTAAGCGTGGAGATATTTATTATGTGAATTTTGAAGAAAAAGATGGAAGCAAGCAGGGCGGTGTCCGTCCGGCACTGGTGGTAAGCAATAATAAGGCGAATAAGCATTCCCCGGTGGTTACGGTCGTTCCGCTGTCAGCCAGGGTGTGGAAAAAGAAGTATCTTCCGACCCATGTGCAGATTCCCAAAGGCAGCGGTCTGAACAAGCCGAGCATGGCTCTGGCGGAACAGGTGGAGACCCTTGATAAAACAAGACTTGGAGAAAGAATCGGGGAAGTGTTGGATGACATGGTCATGGAGCAGATTACAGTAGCACTCCAGATACAGATAGGTGCATATGCAGAGTACAATTAAGGCAGTCAGACGGCTGTCTTTTTTGTTTGCGTTATGGTAAAATCTTAATATGCTTTTAATGTGTAAAATTGGGAAGGTGTGATATTTTATGTCTTATGAAGAAGATTATAGAGAACCTTATCGTGCAAAATGTGCTTGCGGTCAGGGTTATTTACAATTTTACAGGATACATCTGTCAAATGACTGGGGACAGGAAAAAGAGAATGATACGGCTGTTGAGATTTTCTGCGAAAGTTGTAAGAAAAAATATCATTATGAGAGAAATCACGGAAGCGATTATTTAGTTCCAGATGGATTATCATTTCCAAATCAGATTCCTGAATTGAATAGAAAATATTCTTATACCGATAGGGAGCAGCTTGTAAAAAAATATGGACAGGAAAAAATAGAGGTTATGGTAGCAGATATGACTGCGCCAAAGCATCGTTTTATTAAAAATCTGGAAAATGACGATGCTATCGAATTTGCAAACTACTGGGCACAGCGGTATAGAAAAAAATCACTGGCACCGATGATATTATATCTGCAGAGTGTTCTGGAACAATATGGAGATTTGGAGCACAGCATTAAGTATAAAAAGCCATACAATGAAAAGTATCATCAGGAATGCGATACGTTTTCAAAAATGGAAATGGAAACAGAGGAAAAAAGTTATAGGCTGTTATTCCAATATGATAAACAACAGGATGAAGCCGATAAAGAGAGAAGAAGACGGGAGCAGGAACGTTATGAAGAAGAACATCGATATGATGATTTTGAGGCAGTTGTTCATTATGATTCGTCATATAAAAGAGATTTTTCCAATCAATACTGGGACAGTTATTTTATAAAAGAGTGTACAGATATGCAACATCTCTCTTTAGATAAGCCGAAATATGGAAAACCAGTAATAACAATTGCAAAAGAATATGCCTGTGTGTGCCAGATTTGTGGAAAGGAAGAGAAGATACTTTCATCCAGCATGAAGATATCATATGATGAGGAACGAGGGTATTATCTGGAAAAAAGCTGTAGCTGTCACGGTGTTTCATCTTTTGAAGCAAAAACAATGGATATATTAGATCAACTGGGAATTACTTATATCCGGGAAAAATCCTTTGATGGCTTGGTTGGAGATTCCGGAAAGAATCTTCGGTTTGATTTCATATTGTCAAAATCAGTAGACGAAACTGGGAAAGCAATATTTGATCTGGCAATAGAATTACAGGGACCACACCATTATAAAAAAGGATATTATGATGAGTTCGGTACATACGTAACAAACGATTGTTCGGACAATGAAAGTATAAATGACAGGTTTGAGCGTCAGCTTAAATATGATGATAAAAAGAAGAAATATTGTCAGCAGCATGGAATCAGCTTAGAGTGCATTAAATACACGGCATCTAATGATATTGATCGTTTAGAAAAGATGCTTAGAAATATTTTGAAACAGCACGGATATCGGTATTTCGTTGAGAACGAGAAGCATGGTGAACAGATGGTGTACTAGAAGTGCACTAAAGGTGTACTAAAGGTGTACTGACTTTTTATTTTACAGGTGCTATGATTAAGATGGCAAAAATGGAAGGGAGCAGAAATGCTCCTTTTCTTTATGCCCGGAGGCGGTGTCTTTCCAATCCTTTCACACCGCCCGTGTACATAGAAGGGAGGAATGGCAGATGCCGATGAAACCAAAGAAACCGTGCAGACACCCCGGATGTCCGAAGCTGACAGACGGTCTGTACTGTGAGGAGCATGAAGCATTGCACCGTGGTGACAGGGCGAGCAGCAGCAAGCGCGGTTACAACAGGCGGTGGCAGAAGGCAAGGGCAAGATACCTGAAGGCACATCCTTTGTGTGTTCAGTGCTTAAAGGAAGGTCATGCAGTGACAGCAACCGTGGTCGATCATATCAGACCGCACCGTGGTGATCCCGTCCTGTTCTGGGACGAGAAGAACTGGCAGAGCCTGTGCAAGCCCTGTCATGATAAAAAGACATGGAACGAAGATAACAATCCAGAGTATCGGTTCTGACGGCAGACCGTGGGGGTATCTGAATCTCTACAGGCTGAGCCGCTGAAGACCGATGGCCCCCTTTGCGTGAATTTTCGCAGAATTAAACCGGGGGGATATAAAAAGGGTATGGTAATTTTCGCAGAATGTACTTAAAACACGGCAAAAAGGGGTATTTCCTTTTGCCGGAAAATCAGGAAAAAAGCATTATTTAAGGCTGGAAAACAGTGTAAAAACATTGTTTTTCCGGTCTTTTTTTGTGTGCCGGAAGGAGAGTGGAAAGGATGACGGACGCACAGGCAAAGCAGATCAATGAGATGCGGATGAAGGGGATGGGCTATAAAGCCATCGGGATGGCAATCGGACTGTCCCGTGACATCGTAAGGAATTACTGCAAGAGACATAACCTTGCCGGATACGCCACGGTGGTTTCAAAAAATATGAAACTCATGGTGGACGGTAAAGAGGTGTGCCACTTTTGCGGTAATCCGATCACGCAGCCGAAGACCGGCAGACCGAGAAGGTTCTGCTGTGAAAAATGCAGAAGGGAATGGTGGAAGGCACATCCGGAAGCAGTAAAGAAAAGCGAGAAGGCTTCCTACACGCTTGTATGCGAGCAGTGCGGGAAGCCTTTCATTTCCTATGGAAACAAGAACAGAAAATACTGCGGCCGTGAATGTTATTTCCGGCACAGATTTTTAGCAGAGGAGGATATGGAAGATGCAGTTTCAGAGTTATAAAATAGCAGACCTTATCCCGGCTTCCTATAATCCGAGGAAGAAGTTAAAACCGGGTGATAAGGAATATGAAAAAATCAAGAACTCCATTAAGGAGTTCGGGTATGTCGAGCCGATCATCATCAACTCAGACATGACCATTATCGGAGGACACCAGAGAGCCACGGTCCTTGCAGACCTCGGATACACGGAAGTGGAATGTATTGTGGTCGATATCGACAAGACCAAGGAGAAGGCACTCAATGTAGCGCTCAATAAAATTACGGGCGAATGGAACAAGGAACTCCTGGCTGACCTTATCAAAGACCTTGAGGATTCAGATTTTGATGTCGGCATCACGGGTTTTGAACCACCGGAGATCGAACAGCTTTTTAATTCCGTGCATGATAAGAAGATCACGGAAGATGACTTTGATGTGGAAGCGGAGCTTGCAAAACCGACCGTGGCAAAGACAGGTGATGTATGGCTGCTTGGAAAGCACCGTGTCATCTGCGGTGATTCCATTCTGCCGGAGACTTACGATAAGCTGATGGATGGACAGAAGGCAAATCTTGTCCTGACGGATCCGCCATACAATGTAAATGTTGAGGAGACGGCCGGCAAGATTAAAAACGACAATATGCCGGATGAGGATTTCTATAAGTTTCTGTTTGCTGCATTTGTAAATATGGAGCAGTCGATGGAACCGGATGCTTCCATTTATGTGTTCCATGCAGATACGGAGGGGCTGAATTTCAGAAAGGCATTCAAGGATGCAGGTTTTTATCTTTCTGGGTGCTGCATCTGGAAGAAGAACGCACTGGTCCTTGGAAGAAGTCCGTACCAGTGGCAGCATGAGCCGTGTCTGTTCGGTTGGAAGAAAGGCGGGAAGCACCAGTGGTATTCCGACAGGAAACAGACCACCATCTGGGAATATGACCGGCCGAAAGCAAGCAAGGACCATCCGACCATGAAGCCTGTGGCGCTTATGGCATATCCGATCCAGAACTCCTGCATGAGCAACTGCATCGTGCTTGATCCGTTCCTTGGTTCCGGCTCTACGCTGATCGCCTGTGAACAGACACACCGTATCTGCTACGGCATTGAACTGGATGAGAAGTTTGTGGATGTGATTGTAAACCGCTACATTGAACAGTGCGGTTCGGATGCGGATGTATTTGTCATCCGTGACGATATGAAAATTTCATATCAGCAATTATGCAGGGGAGGGCAGTATAATGAAACAGATGACCTTCCTTGATCTATGTTCCGGCATCGGCGGCTTCAGGCTCGGTCTTGAAACTGCCGGCCATAAATGCATCGGGTACTGTGAATATGATAAATTTGCAAGAGCCTCATATGAGGCAATGTATGATACGGAAGGAGAGTGGAAAGCTCATGATGTCACAAAACTCAAACCCGGAGATGTCCCCTATGCAGACATCTGGTGCTTCGGATTCCCATGCCAGGACATCTCCGTTGCCGGAAAACAGCGGGGACTGGTCGGAAAAAGAAGTGGAATATATTACAACATTATTGACCTCCTCAAAGGCAAAGAGGAAAGTGCTAAACCCTCATACCTACTTGTTGAGAACGTTAAGAACCTGTTATCAATCAATGCAGGATTCGACTTTGCCTCAGTTCTGTCTGAAATGGACGAAGCAGGGTATGACTGTCGGTGGCAGGTGCTTAACTCCAAAAACTTCGGAGTCCCTCAGAACCGTGAGCGTGTGTTCATTATCGCAAATCTTAGAAGCAGAGGTAGACGAGAAATATTACCTCTCACCGGAGAAAACGCAGCAGCTCTTAACCAGCTTATAGGAGGAATGCAGGGCTACCGTGTTTATGGGACGGACGGCATTTCCGCAACCCTTGTGGGGAATGCGGGCGGTGTCGGGGCCAAGACGGGGCTTTACTTCATCGACCAGAGCAACCATGATCCGAAGATTACGGATACGGCAAGATGCCTGACAGCGAGGTACACTGCCGGGATGACCAACCATGCCGCCATGAACTCAGCCGTGCTGGAAGTCCACCCGGTGCTTACACCGGAGCGGATGGAGAAACGGCAGAACGGAAGAAGGATGAAAGAGGACGGAGAGCCGATGTTCACCCTGACCTCTCAGGACAGGCACGGTGTGTATGTCTGTGAAAAGGTAGATTCCGTCAAAGTGAAAAATGCCACGAAGGCAGGATATGAAGTGGCACGGGAAGGGGACGGTATCAATCTTGCCTACCCGGACAGTGAGACAAGAAGGGGAAGGGTCGGAAAAGGATGCTCCCAGACACTGGACTGTTCCGGGCAGATGGGAACGCTCATGAGGGGCGGTCGTATCAGACGGCTGACTCCGAGGGAGTGCTTCCGCTTACAGGGATTTTCTGATGAGCTTTTTGACCGTGCCTCTGCCGTTAACTCCGATGCACAGCTTTATAAACAGGCCGGAAATGCAGTCACCGCAACGGTTGCTTATGCGGTTGCGATGTCACTTCCGGAGTCCAGAAGCTGACATTACATTTTCTTTTGGAAAGTACCATTATCTGCTTGACTATACGGGCATTCAGAGTGATATATGGTACTACCAAAAGGAAAGGAGACCAGCAGAATGGAAATCATTACAAACGCTGATAACAGGAAAGAATTAGTAAAAGCCTTATCCGGACATTTCGGACAGAGGTCAGAATACCTTGGACCGCCATCCTTTGCGTACCGCATCGGAAGCATCACGGTGGACAGGGACGCAAAGGTCATACTTGAAGATGACAGCATGGAAGACGAGGTGAGAATGGTGCTTTTCCAGAATGACATGGCAGAAGAGACACAGGAAACACAGACGGAAGAACCGGAAGCGGAGATAAAAATGCCGATCGGCAGCATGACACCGCAGGGTATCATCAACCTGATAAACATGATGCATTCCAAACAATACCTTATCAACAGGGCAGTCGGCAGGGAGTGCATTTCCATAGCAGACAGCCTTATAAATGCCCTGGCCGAAAGAACCTTCGAAGATACGGAGACGGCAGCAGGGTTCATTACGGAACAGGGCGGATGCAGCGGTGTCACCTTTGCAGACGGGAACATTGAGTTCACGGGATTTCCGCATACCGATAACATGATGGAATACTGCAGACTTGCATCGGCAATGGTAAAGAAAGCATCGGAACAGAAACGTGTGAATCCGAAACAGACCATTGAAGAGAATGAAAAATATTACATGAGGGCATGGCTGGTATCCATTGGATTTGGCGGAAGCGAAGGAAAGGAAATAAGGGCATTCTTCCTTAAGGGGCTGAAAGGCCATACGGCATTCCGGACTTCGGAAGATGCGGAAAAGTGGAAAGCCAACCGCAGGGCAGAAAGGGGGTCAACGGTATGTTCGGAGTAAGCAGACAGACACTTGAGAGACTGAGAAAGGAATATCCTGCGGGAACCAGGGTGGAGCTTATCCGCCTTGATGACCCCTACCGAAAGATCCCGTCAGGAACCATCGGAACGGTGGAATTTGTGGATGATGCAGGACAGCTCCACACGGTATGGGACGGACACGGGGCACTGGCGATGATCTATGGAGTGGATGAATGGAGAAAGGTAAAAGACTGATGGATAAGATTGTGACAGTATGTTATGGAAAAGAAGAATCATGGGAATCAAAAGAAGCCGCGGAGCAGTTCTTCCTTCGAGCCATGATGGAATCGGATGGCAGCGAAAGGGAACGCTATACAAATATCTACATAAAACTGCAGATGGGGATGACCTTCTGCACAGATGAAGAATTTTAAAAGGGGAGAATGAAGTGAAAGAAGTCAGAGGAAAGCTGATGGCATTGATGAAAAAGCATCAGATGGATATAACGGAATTTTCGGAAAAATCTGGAATAAAGGAAGAACGGGTGGAACGGCTGCTTGGAGGCAGGGGAAAACCTAGCCATTTGGAGCGGATGTGTATCGCAGAAGCTTTTGGGATGACAGAGGAAGAGTTACAGGATATAGAACCGCTTTCTCAGACAGAGGTCAGGGAGGTGCAGACAGATGGCATTGAAAAAGTGATCGCAGAACGGCTTCAGGAGATCGTAAAGATTCATGGGATTGGAATTCCTGAACTTGCAGAACGATGTGGTTTAAAAAGACAGAGAGCAAAGAAACTTATGAATGGTGAAGTTAAGATGAGCATTGCAGAAGCAGTCATCATCGCCAATGAATTTCAGGTCTCTTTGGAATATCTGTTAGGAAGATATCCATATCCGCTGCCAGCACCACAGACAGATGAAGAATGGTTGCTGTACGAAAAACTCGGACAAATGGATGAAAATGAAGCTCAGAAATATTTAGAAATGATGATGCCAATGAAAAGGGACTTGCCATAATTTACACAGGTTTCGGAACAGATCTTTGTGCAGTTTATGGGTGCGATATAACTGGATATATGTGTGTTTTAGAGCGAATATGTACCTACCGAAAGGGAAGAAAACAAACGGAGGTACATACCATGAACGAAAGGACAGCAAGACAGATCGAGGAAATGAAGAAGCAGACCATCGGGGTCGAGGTTGAAATGAACCACATAAAAAGGGAGAAGGCAGCGAAAATCGCAGCCAGCTTCTTTGGAACAGAAAGATTTGAATACACGGCATCCAGAAACGGATACAGCACCTGGTCAGCATGGGATGCGGACGGCAGGGAATGGAAATTTCAGAGAGATACAAGCATTGTGGGGCCTGATGAAGAAAAATGTGAGATGGTCACACCGATCCTTCATTACAGCGACATTGAAATCCTTCAGGAGCTGGTAAGAAAACTTAGACACGCAGGAGCCAAGAGCGATGCGACAAGGGGATGCGGAGTCCACATCCACATCGGGGCAAACGGACATACACCGCAGACTTTAAGAAACCTTGCAAATATCATGGCAGGGCATGAGAATCTTCTGGCGGATGCTTTAAACCTTGACAGCTGGCGGATGAGCCGATACTGCAAAACGGTAGACCCAAGATTCCTTAAGGAACTCAACAAAAAGAAACCGAAGACGATGGCAGCACTGGCAGACATCTGGTACACAGCAAACGGGGCAAGTTACGGAAGAAATCAGCATTATAATGACAGCCGATACCACATGCTCAATTACCATGCGACTTTTACGAAAGGAACGGTCGAGTTCAGGCTTTTCCAATTTGATGCACCTGCTGATGGCAAGCTGAACGGACTGCATGCAGGACAGCTTAAGAGTTACATCCAGCTCTGCCTTGCACTTAGCCAGATGGCGAAAGAAGTAAGATCAGCAAGCCCGAAACCGCAGCAGACAGAAAATCCAAAATACGCAATGAGGACATGGCTTTTACGGCTCGGATTCATCGGGGATGAATTCAAGACCGCAAGGGACATCCTTACAAAGAGACTTTCAGGAGACACGGCTTTCAGAAGCGGAAGGGCTGCTTGAAGAGAACAGCCTCCTGCCACCTTGGAGCATTGACCGCCATGTGCGGTCTTAAGGTGGTAGAAGGGTGTTCCCTTCAGAAAGGATGGAGCATTATGGAGAAAAGATATTACATTGCCTATGGCAGCAACCTGAATTTACGGCAAATGAAAATGCGGTGTCCAACGGCAAAAGTTATGGGAACGGCAGTCATCAAGAATTATGAATTGCTTTTTAAGGGAAGCCTTACAGGGGCATATCTTACGATCGAGCCGAAGGAAGGCAGTGAGGTTCCCGTTGCGGTCTGGACCGTTACTGAAGCAGATGAAGCGGCACTTGATCGTTATGAAGGCTACCCAGTCTTTTATTATAAAAAGGATATGGAACTGGAGATCAAAGGAATACGGACAGGAAAGATAAGGAAAAGAAACTGTTTTGTGTACATCATGCATGAAGAACGGAAAATCGGGATTCCTTCCCTTTCCTATGTAAAAACATGCCTTGAAGGATATATCAGCTTCGGGTTTGATGAACATTATCTTTCTGATGCACAGATCAGGGCGGTGAAGGAGGCAGAAAATGAAAACTGAGACATTGAAAATAAGGATCTGCCCGAAATGCGGGACAAGATATGCGAGGACACCTGCTCTTTCCAGAGTAGACGGTCAGACGCTGATCTGTCCTGACTGCGGAACCCGTGAGGCACTTGCAAGCATGGGAGTGAGCCTGGAAGAACAGGAAGAAATTATCGAAACCATACACAGGTCAATCAGATAGCAGTTATATAAAAAGGCTTCTTCGGAGGTCTTTTTTGTTGCCATTTTTTATGAGGAGGTGAGGACAGTGGCACAGAGAGGAAGAAAACCAAAGCCTACGGCAGTAAAGGTGCTTGAGGGAAATCCGGGCAAGAGAAGCCTTAACACGGGCGAACCGAAGCCTGAGAAAAAGGCCCCGCGCTGTCCGGCATGGCTTGAGGATGAGGCAAAAAAAGAATGGAAGAGGATGGCGAAGCAGCTAGAGCATCTCGGTATCCTGACTGAAATAGATATGGCAGCATTCGCAGGATATTGTCAGGCTTATGCGAGATGGAAAGAGGCAGAGGAGTTTATTACACAGCATGGAACTATCGTGAAGACTCCGAGCGGATACTGGCAGCAGGTACCACAGGTATCCATTGCACAGACCTATCTGAAAATTATGAATAAGTTCTGTGAGCAGTTCGGGCTTACACCTTCTGCGAGAAGCCGTATCGCTACGGACAGCGGGGAAGATAAGCAGAACGATGAAATGGAGCTTCTGCTTGTGAAAGGCGGTGCAGGATAATGTTTGATGAAGCAAAAGCAGACCATGCGGTCAATTTTATAAATTGCCTGAAACACACCAAAGGAAGGTGGAGGGGAGTTCCGTTTGAACTTCTCCCTTGGCAGGATGAGATCATCCGCACACTTTACGGGACGGTAAAGGAAAACGGGTACAGGCAATACAATACCTGTTACTGCGAGATCCCGAAGAAGAACGGAAAGTCAGAACTGGCAGCAGCCATCGCACTTTATATGACATGCGGTGACGGTGAGTGGGGAGCAGAGGTTTACGGCTGTGCTTCCGACAGGCAGCAGGCTTCCATCGTATTTGATGTTGCGGTGGATATGGTAGACCAGTGTCCAGCATTGAAGAAAAGGATCAAGCCTGTCATGTCAGTGAAAAGGCTTGTATATAAACCCACCAACAGTTTCTATCAGGTGCTGTCGGCAGAGGCATACACTAAGCACGGTCTGAATGTCCATGCGGTTATCTTTGATGAGCTGCATGCACAACCGAACAGGGAACTGTTCGATGTCATGACCAAAGGTTCTGGCGATGCCAGAACACAGCCCTTGTTCTTCCTAATCACAACGGCAGGAACGGACAGGAATTCCGTGTGTTTTGAACAGCACCAGAAAGCACTGGATATCATTGAGGGAAGAAAAATCGACCCGACTTTTTACCCGGTTATTTACGGGGCGTCCGATGAGGATGACTGGTCGAGCGAGGAAGTATGGTACAAAGCCAATCCTTCTCTAGGATACACGATTGATATTGAGAAAGTGCAGAATGCCTATATCAGTGCAAAAGAAAATGCAGCAGAGGAGAACGTGTTCCGGCAGCTCCGTCTGAACCAGTGGGTGAAACAGAGCACACGATGGATGCTGATGGATAAGTGGGATACCTGTTCCTTTGCCGTGAATGAAGAGGAGCTTCTCGGAAGGGAATGCTATGGCGGACTTGATCTTTCAAGTTCCACAGATATTACGGCATTCGTGCTTGTGTTCCCGCCAAGGAATGATACGGAGAAATATGTGATCCTTCCGTATTTCTGGATACCAGAGGATAACATGAGGCTGCGTGTCCGAAGGGATCATGTTCCGTATGATGTCTGGGCAGCAGAAGGATGCTTGAAGACCACGGAAGGAAATGTCATCCATTATGGATTTATCGAGCAGTTCATTGATGAGCTTGGCACGAAATTCCATATTAAGGAAATCGCCTTTGACCGATGGGGAGCAGTACAGATGGTGCAGAACCTTGAGGGCATGGGATTTACCGTTGTTCCATTTGGACAGGGATATAAGGATATGAGTCCACCGACCAAGGAGCTGATGAAGCTGACGCTGGAAGGGCGGATCGCACATGGCGGTCATAAGGTGCTGCGGTGGATGATGGATAATGTGTTTGTCCGTCAGGATCCCGCAGGAAACATCAAAATGGATAAAGAAAAATCTACGGAGAAGATCGATGGGGCTGTTGCAACCGTTATGGCACTTGACCGTGCAATCAGAAACGAAGGCAGTGACGGAAGTGTATATGATGACAGAGGAATTATAATATTTTAACAGCGGAGGTATCGTATGGGAATTAAGAGTTTATTTGGATTTGGACAGGCGAGGGATAAACCTGTGGACAAGGCAGCAGATGCGGGATATTCATTTCTGTTCGGAAGGACAACAAGCGGAAAGCCTGTGAATGAAAGAACTGCAATGCAGACTACGGCAGTGTATGCCTGTGTCAGAATCCTTGCGGAAGCAGTGGCATCTTTACCGCTTCATGTATATGAGTATCAGGATGACGGTGGCAAGAAGCTGGTGCATGACCATCCTTTATATTATCTGCTCCATGACGAGCCGAACCCGGAGATGACTTCATTTGTGTTCAGGGAAACACTGATGAGTCATCTTTTAATATGGGGAAATGCGTATGCCCAGATCATAAGGGACGGTGCTGGAAGGGTGCTTGGGCTTTATCCGCTCCTTCCAGATAAGATGGATGTGCAGAGGGATGACCGTGGAAACATCTATTATGTGTATTCCAGAAACAGTGATGAAAACCCCATGTTCAAGGAATATGGAGATATCAGGCTGAAAGCCGAGGATGTGCTTCATATACCCGGACTGGGATTTGACGGGCTGATTGGATATTCCCCGATTGCAATGGCAAAGAACGCTGTCGGCATGACGCTTGCCTGTGAGGAATACGGGGCGAGTTTCTTTGCAAACGGGGCAAATCCGGGAGGTGTCCTGGAGCATCCGGGAGTCCTGAAAGACCCGTCAAAGGTAAGGGAGTCCTGGAACTCCGTATACCGTGGTGTGAATAACGCACACAAGATCGCAGTGCTTGAAGAAGGAATGAAGTACCAGCAGATAGGTATCCCACCGGAAGAAGCACAGTTCCTTGAGACAAGGAAATTCCAGATCAATGAGATCGCAAGGCTTTACAGGATACCACCGCATATGGTCGGTGATCTTGATAAGTCGAGCTTTTCCAATATCGAGCAGCAGTCCTTGGAGTTCGTAAAATACACACTTGACCCGTGGGTGATCCGGTGGGAGCAGTCTTTACAGAGATCACTCCTTCTGCCGGGAGAAAAAGGAAAGTATTTTATCAAACTGAATGTGGATGGTCTGCTGAGAGGGGACTACCAGTCAAGGATGAACGGCTATGCGGTCGGAAGGCAGAACGGGTGGTTTTCTGCCAATGATATCCGTGAGATGGAGAACATGAACCCAATCCCGGATGAGCAGGGAGGAAACCTGTATCTGATAAACGGAGCAATGACCAAACTTGAGGATGCAGGGGCTTTTGCAAAGACAGATACAGGACAGCAGAACACTCCGGCACAGGAAAACAGCGGAAAGAGAGGTAAACGATGAAGCGGAAGTTTTGGAACTGGATAAGGAATGAAGATGAGAGCGTGCCTGACATGGAAAGGACGCTCTTTTTAAATGGCATGATTTCGGATGAAACATGGTACGGGGATGAAGTCACCCCGCAGCTTTTCAAAGATGAACTGAATGCCGGAAATGGAAATATCACGGTGTGGATCAATTCACCGGGCGGTGATGTGTTTGCAGCAGCCCAGATCTATAACATGCTCCGTGATTATAAGGGAAGTGTGACGGTCAAGATTGATGGTATTGCAGCTTCAGCAGCATCCGTGATCGCTATGGCAGGAGATACGGTCTGTGTATCCCCGGTGGCTATGATGATGATCCATAATCCTGCAACGATGGCAATGGGCGAGGCGAAGGATATGCAGAAAGCAATCGCCATGCTGAATGAGGTCAAGGAATCTATCCTGAATGCCTATGAATTCAAGACGGGGCTTACCCGTGCAAGGCTCTCACACATGATGGATGACGAGACCTGGTTCAATGCAAAGAAGGCGGTGGAGCTTGGCTTTGCGGATAAGATCCTTTTTGATTCCGATGAGGATGAGAAAAAGAAAAAGCCGGATGAGCCGGAAGAAAAGCCGGAGAAAGGAAGCGATGGAGAGAAAGGGGACGGAGAGGGTGATAAGGACAAAAACGGGAAAAAGAAGCTCCCGTTCCAGCAGGATTCCATGATGTTTTCCACCAAGGCGATGAATGAGTCGTTCCTTTCCAAGGTGTCCGATAAGGATGCCATGATACCGGTCAACCAGTTGGAGAAGAGACTGAGTCTCTTAGCACATTAAGGAGGATATGAACTATGAGTAAGATTTTAGAATTAAGAGAAAAGAGAGCGAAGGCATGGGAAGCTGCAAAGGCATTCCTCGATGCCAAGAGAACACAGGAAGGTTTTGTATCTGCAGAAGATGCAGCCACCTATGACAAGATGGAAGCGGATGTCGTAAATCTTGGAAAAGAGATCGAGAGACTGGAAAGACAGGCTGCCATTGATGCAGAGCTTGCAAAGGCAACAAGCACCCCGATCACAAACCAGCCGCATGCCGGAACTGGCGGGGAGGAAAAAACAGGAAGGGCAACCGATGAATACAGAAGAGCGTTCTGGAATGGTATGAGAAACAAGATGTCATACGAAGTACAGAACGCTCTTTCTATTGGTACGGATTCCGAGGGTGGATATCTTGTGCCGGATGAGTATGAAAGAACACTGGTGGAAGCCCTGAATGATGAAGTATTCTTCCGTAATCTGGCTACTGTTATCAAGACATCGAGCGGTGACCGTAAGATTCCAATCGTCACATCAAAGGGTGAGGCAGCATGGATCGATGAAGGAGGTCAGTTTACAGAATCCAATGACAGCTTTGGGCAGACAACCATTGGTGCTCATAAGCTGGCAACCATGATTAAGGTTTCAGATGAGCTTTTAAATGACAGCGTGTTTAATATCGAACAGTATATTTCCAGGGAGTTTGGAAGAAGAATCGGTGCAAAGGAAGAAGAAGCATTTTTCATCGGTGACGGAGCAGGAAAACCTACAGGTATTTTCAACGCAACAGGCGGTGCTGAAACAGGAGTGACAGCTGCAAATACCACCATTACGTTTGATGATGTCATGGATCTTTACTATTCCCTTCGTGCTCCATACCGTAACAAAGCGGTATGGCTTTTGAATGATTCGACCGTTAAGGCGATCAGAAAACTGAAGGATGGAAATGGAAATTATATCTGGCAGCCCTCTGTAAGGGAAGGAGAACCGGACAGGATCTTGAACCGTCCTTACCGTACATCCATTTATGTGCCGGAGCTTGCAGCAGGAAAACGTGTGATGGCATTCGGTGATTACAGTTATTACTGGATCGCAGAACGCCAGGGCAGAAGTTTCAAGAGACTGAATGAGCTTTATGCTACAACGGGACAGGTTGGATTTCTCGCTTCCGAGCGTGTTGACGGCAAGCTGATCCTGTCTGAAGCAGTGAAAACACTCGATGTGAAAGCTGCCGGAAAGTAGGTGGACTAAATGTTTGTAACGCTTGAGGAAGCCAAAGGGTATCTGAGGGTGGATTCGTCAGACGAGGATAGTTTTATCCTCGGTCTGATGGAAACTGCAAATGCCCTGATTATAAATGTAACAAGACGGACTCCGGCGGTACTTAAGAAGCATGAAGCAGTTGTGCGGACAGCGGAGCTGTATGTGATCGCTTATCTTTATGAGCACAGGGAGGAAGCTGACCATAAGACCATGACGGAGGCCGTGAAATATCTGCTCTTTGGCATACGGAAGGAGAAATTTTAATGATCGAACTGATGCGTGACCGGATCACGATCCAGAAAAGTTCCGTGAAAACAGATAAGATCGGAAACCATGCGGCAGTCTGGGAAGATGTGTTTTCTTGTGCTGCTTATGCCAATAACCTGTCAGGAAAAGAATACTGGGCAGCAAAGCAATTGAATGCCCAGTCTGAACTGGACTTTATTATCCGGTACTGCAGTGAGGTGGCAGCCCTGGACAGCGAGCATTACCGCATCAGGTTCCGTGGGGATCTTTATAATATTACGTTTATTGATAACGTGCAGTATAAAAACAAATCCGTCAGGATCCGTGCGGAACGGGTCAAACGGTGAGGTGAATTGAAGATGGCAAAGAAGATCAAAGCAGATGCCCTTGCATCGGAAGTCATGAAGGAGCTGGACGATTATTCCAGTCTGACTACGGAAGTGATGAAGAAGGCGGTCAGGAATGCCGGAAAAACAGTCCGGGAGGAGATCGCAGACACAGCACCGAAAAAGACCGGAACTTATGGAAAAAGCTGGGCGGTCAAAAAGACCGGGGAAGACAGTAAGTCCCTGCAGGTAACGGTACATTCCAAAAACCGATACCAGATCGCTCATCTCCTGGAGCATGGACATGCAAAAAGAGGAGGTGGCCGGGTAGCAGCAAAACCGCATATTGCACCTGCAGAGGAGAATGGAATCCAGCAGCTTGAGGAAGAAATCGAGAGGGGGATCCGGAATGGATGATCTGGTTAAGATGATGGAAGAAACAGGACTGCCATTTGCCTACGACCACTTTGAAGAGGGGGAAGCAGCAGAGCCACCGTTTGTATGCTATCTTCTTCCGCAGAGTAATCATTTTTCTGCGGACGGGAAGGTGTATCTGAAGATTACGGAAGTCCATATCGAACTGTATACCGACTGTAAGGACTTGTCGGCAGAACAGAAAGTAGAAGCCGTGCTGGATAAGCAGGGTATTTTTTATGAGAAATCCGAGGTATGGATTGAAAGCGAGAAATTGTATGAAGTCCTGTATTCATTTGAGATGGAGGTTTAGACATGGGAAATAAAGTAAAATATAATCTGAAAAATGTCCATGCAGCAAAGCTGAAGGAAACAGTGAGCAGCAGCGGTGAGACAACATTTTCTTATGAAAATCCAAAGGCAATCCCCGGAGCAGTCAGTATCAGCTTGGATGCGGAAGGGGAATCCACACCGTTTTATGCAGACGGTATCGTATATTTCCGTTCCGTGACCAATAACGGATACAGTGGTGATCTGGAAATTGCACTGATCCCGGAGTGGTTCCGGACGGAGATCTTACAGGAGAAGCTGGATGGAAAAGGCGTGCTTGTGGAAAGTACAAACATCGGGGAAAGTGTAAAATTTGCCCTGTTATTTGAATTTGACGGGGATGTGAATAGTATTCGCCATGTGATGTATAACTGTACGGCATCCCGCCCGTCCATCGAATCCGAAACAAAAGAGGATACGATCGAACCTGGAACGGAGAAGCTGTCACTGACGGCTGATCCGAGAAGTGACGGACTGGTAAAGAGCCGTACCGGAGATACCACGGATGCAGAGACATATGCGAACTGGTATAAGTCCGTATATATTCCATCAGAAACAGAAGAAAGCAGTGCGAAAGGATAAGGTGAAAGGATATGTTAAAAAGAGAAATTGAAATCTGTGGGAAAAAGATCCCGTTCCGGTCATCTGCGACCGTTCCGAGATTATACCGTGCAAAGTTCAAGAGGGATATTTTTAAGGATCTGTCGAAATTGGAAAAATCCTATAAGTGTAAGACCGAGGATGGGGATGAGTTCCAGATTGATGACCTGGAGATCTTTGAGAATGTTGCATATATCATGGCCTACCATGCGGATAACAGCATCCCGGCATCCATTGATGACTGGCTGGATCAGTTTGATATGTTTTCCATCTATGAGGTACTGCCTCAGATCCTGGAACTGTGGGGCGATAATCTTGCAACAGAGGTGGCAGCAAAAAAAGGCCTGGCAGAAGTGAACGGGAAATGACAACACCGCTGTTCCTTCTGCGCAGCGTAGAGATTGGAATATCTATATCGGATCTGGATCTTCTGACGGTGGGGCTGGTGATCGACATGTGGACGGAAAAAGCAAATGATAGCGTGAAATATAATAAGATCGCCACGCAGGATGATTTTGATAAATTCTGATAGCAGCATCAGAAAAATCATGTTATTATGATATTGTATAATTTCTGTTTGAAAGAATACAGAAATTATTCTCCACTCCTGAGAAAATAATTATGCAGGGATAATCCTTGGAAAATATTCTATGGATTCAGCTTAGAAGGTGACAAAAAGTGTCCGCTATCTTCTGCAGGTTGTTTAATGGGATCAGGAAGAAAGGAGGATAACTATGGCTAAGAGAAAAGTAGTATCTGGTAAAACTCATACGAAACAGCAGCTTAATGATTATGCCAATCAGAATAATCCGAATAATAAGGCATACCGGGCGAGAAGAACAAACGAAGAAAAAGCCCGAAAAACAAGGAATCACTTTGACCAGGATATGATCTATTATGAGCCGGATCTTGGTTTTGGCTGCTGTGATGACTAGGATTTGAGAAAGGCAGGTATTTGTATGGGAAACTTTTTTTATAACCTGTTTAATGGAAAGACGGGCTATACAATATCGGATAGCATGGCAGTGGATGAAGATGGTGATCTTTTAATGAGGTTATCTGATCATACGGTTATGGATATAGATACAGGGGAAATTGGTATTTTATCATCGGCAGGAAATCTGTTTGATGAGGAAGATGAATGGTAATGTAAACCTGATATGACGAATGGAAAAGCATCGCATTTTGCGGTGCTTTTCCTATACTTAGAAAATTATGTTTTTATGAAAATGGGGCATCGATCATTTAGTTGTGATCGGTGCTTTTTTCTGCCATGACGAGGGAGGTGTGTGCAGGTGGCAAGCAGGATTAAAGGAATCACGGTCGAGATCGGAGGGGATACCACTGGTCTTGACAAAGCCCTGAAAAATGTAAATGCAACGATCAGGACGACGCAGTCCTCGTTGAAGGATGTCAATAAGCTGCTGAAACTGGATCCGGCAAATACAGAGCTGCTTGCACAGAAGCAGAAACTTTTAAAGGATGCCATCGGTTCTACCAAAGAAAAACTGGATGCTTTAAAAACAGCACAGGAACAGGCAAAGCAGCAGATGGAGAACGGGGATCTGGGACAGGACAAATATGATGCCCTTCAGAGGGAGATCATCGAAACGGAACAGGAACTCCAAAAGCTGGCACAGGAAGCGGTAAATTCCAATGCTGCCCTTGCGAAAATCGAAGAGGTCGGTGGGAAACTGGAGTCAGTCGGAAATAAGATATCCGGTGTCGGAACAAAAATGCTTCCCGTTACAGCGGCAGTTGCAGGTCTTGGTACGGCAGCAGTGAAGACTACGGCAGATTTTGATTCTTCCATGAGCCAGGTACAGGCCACGATGGGAATTACGGCTGATTCCATGTCAAAGGTGGATGGACAGTCCGTAAATACGATGGATACCCTGCGTACCCTGGCGAAGCAGATGGGAGAGAAAACAGCCTTTTCTGCAAGTGAGTGTGCACAGGCACTTAATTACCTTGCTTTGGCGGGTTATGATACACAGCAGATGTGTGATACGCTTCCAACGGTACTGAATCTGGCAGCCGCAGGAGATATCGATCTTGCATCTGCATCGGATATGGTAACGGATGCCATGTCAGCCCTTGGCATGCAGACGGATGAAGCCAATACAATGGTCGATCAGATGGCAAAAACAGCATCGACCACGAACACATCCGTGGCGCAGCTAGGGGAAGGAATCCTTACCATTGGTGCAACTGCTAAATCCGTAAAAGGCGGTACGGCAGAATTAAATACAGCCCTTGGTATTCTGGCCAATAATGGTATCAAGGGAGCAGAGGGCGGAACACATCTTAGAAACGTGATCCTTGCATTACAGAGTCCGACCGATAAGGCAGCTGCCTGTATGGAGAGTCTCGGTCTTCAGGTTTATGATTCGCAGGGAAACATGAGGAGTCTGAACGATATCCTTTCTGACCTTAATAAGTCTATGGATGGCATGACCTCTGCCGAGAAGAATAATATCATCAGTACGATCTTTAATAAAACGGATCTGTCATCCGTAAATTCCCTGCTTGCAAATACCGGGGATACCTGGGACAGCCTTCAGAAGTCCATTATGGAATCCGGTGGTGCTGCACAGCAGATGGCAGATACACAGCTTGATAACCTGTCCGGTCAGATCACCATCTTAAAATCAGCGGTGGAAGGTCTGGCCATTTCTTTTGGAGAGGCGCTTATGCCTGTGATCCGGAGTCTTGTCTCAAAGATACAGGGATTTGTAGATAAGCTGAACAGCATGGATGAATCCCAGAGAAACCTGATCATCCGTGTTGCAGCGGTGGTTGCAGCCATCGGACCGTTCCTGATCATTCTTGGAAAAACAATCTCAACCGTAGGGACAGCGATGAAAGGCTTTTCTTCCCTTGCCAAAGGGATCGCAAGTCTTGGAGTAAAGATCGCAGGAAGCAGCGGTTCGGTAACCGGGCTGGCAAGCGCACTTGGGGCGGTAGCAGGACCTGTGCTGGCGGTTATTGCCGTGGTGGCCGTTTTAGTGGCTGCATTTAAACATCTGTGGGATACCAACGAGGAATTCAGAAATGCCATGACAGCGATCTGGGAAGGTATTGTCAAGAAGATACAGGCATTTGTTGAAGGAATCAAGGAAAGGCTGGCAGCCCTTAATATTGATTTTACTGCAGTGGCAAATACACTGAAAAAAATCTGGAATGGTTTCTGTGAACTTCTGGCACCTGTGTTTGAAGCAGCATTCAGTATCATTTCAACAGTTCTTGGTACAGTATTTGATGTACTGACGGGACTGCTTGATGTGTTTATCGGACTTTTCACGGGAAACTGGGAGCAGATGTGGTCAGGGATCAAGGAGATATTCTCCGGCATCTGGAATGGGATCACTGGAATCTTTACGGCAGCATTGAATCTTATCCGTGGAATTGCGGATACAGTCCTTGGATGGTTTGGTACAAGCTGGAATGCAGTATGGACTTCCGTATCTACGTTCTTTACGAATATCTGGAACGGGATCACGTCATTCTTTACCGGAGTATGGGAGACCATCAAGAATGTGGTACAGGTAGGAATCCTGTTTATTGGTTCGCTTTTGGAAGCAGCATTTAATATCATTACACTGCCGTTCCGCTTTGTATGGGAGAACTGTAAGGAGACCATTATTTCCGTATGGAATACGATAAAAAGCACGGTTTCGACTGTGATCAATGCCGTGGCATCGGTGATCTCTACAGTCATGAATACCATAAAGACTGTGATCAGCACAGTCTGGGATGCAGTCAGTACAAAGATATCTACCGTGCTGAATGCCATTAAGTCAGTGGTAACCACGGTATTCAATGCAGTAAAAACGGTAGCGGTTACGGTGTGGAATGGAATCAAAACCGCAATCAGCACGGTCGTTGACGGCATTAAAAGCAAGGTGTCTTCCGTATTTGAGGCTTTGAAGAATACACTTTCTTCTGTTTTTAATGGAATCAAATCGACAGCGGTATCTGTTTGGAACGGGATCAAGAGTGCAATCGTTACACCGATTGAGGCAGCACGGGATACTATTAAAGGAATCGTGGACAAGATCACGGGTTTCTTTAATAACATGCATTTGTCGCTTCCGCATATCAAGTTACCGCATTTCAGTATCAGTGGGAAATTGTCACTTGCTCCGCCAAGTGTACCGCATCTGAATATCGATTGGTACAAGGAAGGCGGTATCATGACAGGGCCGACCATCTTTGGCATGAACGGGTCGAGTCTTATGGCAGGAGGGGAAGCCGGAAAAGAAGCGGTTCTTCCACTGAAAGGCTTTTATGAACAGCTGGAAAATATCCTGACAAACAGGCTGAATACTTCGACAATGGAGCAGTATCTGGCTGTGATAGCAGAAAACAGCGGAAAGGGCATCTATCTGGATGACGGAACGCTGATAGGAAAACTGGCACCTGGGATCAATCAGAAACTGGGCATGCAGAAATTTAAAGCAGAAAGGGGCATGGTCTGATGAGCGAATATACAACCGCAGGATTTGGGGCAACGATTAATGGAAAGCACACATGGAAAGATTATGGTCTTGTGATCGGCAATACGGATATCGTAAGTGAGCCATCCCCGAAAACTAATTATATTGAAGTGCCTGGAAGCAGTATCAGAATTGACCTTACGGAAACGCTGACAGGACAGGTGGAATATGAGTCCAGACAGCTTAAGTTTTCTTTAGGGAAAATGGAAAGGGAAGATTTGTGGCCGGTGTTTTACCGGACATTTCTGAAGGCATATCAGGGCAAAGAAGTACGGGTTGTTCTGGATCAGGAGCCGGATGTGTATTATCACGGACGTGCAGAAGTTTCGGGGTTTTCCAGAAATGGAAGGCTCGGTACATTTACCCTGACGATAGATGCGGATGCGTATAAATACGAAATTAATGTGTCAAGCGAGGATTGGCTGTGGGACGTATTGAATTTTGAAACAGGGATCATCCGTGATTACCGTGGGATCAATGTCTCTGGAAGCAGCAGTAAACTTCTGGAAGGAAGCGGTATTCCAGTTGTTCCTGCATTTCTTGTCAGCAACCTTGATGAAAGCGTTTCGAACTATATTACTTTTAATGGGACGAGGTACACTCTGCAGGAAGGCCGGAATCGCTTTGCAGATCTAATCATTTCGGCAGGAGGTGGAAGACTCTATTTTTACGGAAAGTATACAGTAAATATTGAGTTCCGGGGAGGGAGTCTGTAAATGTATAAAGTATTTTGTGACGATCAGCTTTTGTATCTTCCGGGAGATCAGGAACTGGTCATTTTTAATACCAAGCTGGAACTGGCAGATAACAAATCCGGTTCATTTGAGTTTGATATCCCGGCAGTAAACCCGATATATGACAGGATGAAAAAGCTGACTTCCGTCATCCGGGTGGAAAAAGATGGGGACAGTATTTTCTACGGACGCATCCTTAGTATGGAGAAGAACTTTTATAATACCCGGACAGTGGTGTGTGAAGGGGAGCTTGCATATCTTCTGGATTCGATACAGGAACCGAAGGCATACCACAGCTATACTGTGCGTAGTTTCTTGAACGCATTGCTTGCTGTCCATAATATGCAGACAACAATGGAAAAACGGCTTGCTGTCACATTTAATTCCAAATGTGCAGGAGAAAGCGGTTCTTTTGATAACCTTTCCCTATTCTATAAGTCTGGAAGTACGGTATATGCCGTTTTTGCAAAGAAAAGGGCTAATGATGTGGCAGGGAAAACATTTATTGTACCTGCAGGAGATTTTTATGTGTACTGGCATACGGATGCATCGGTTAATAACTATTATGGATTTTCCATAGACAGTGTGGAGTTTACAAGTGGAATTCCAGGTACGGCAACGGTATCATCACTTCCATCTTATACGGCAGTGGAAACGAAGAAAGTTTCTGATATGCAGAGTGCCCATAATCCATATGCTAACAGTTCCAATCTTCTGTGGCATTACACCCATACATTCGACAGGAAAGACCTGTATCCGAAGATGTTTGTTACTGGGATGGTGACGGTGGAAGATAGCAATGACAGCATCTACCGCTACACAAACTGGGAAAATACGCTGGATGATATTCAGGATAAGCTGGTAGACAGACTTGGAGGGCATTTACGGATCCGGCATTCCGGCACGACCCGTTACCTGGATTATATCGCAGATTATGATAATACCAATACACAGGTCATTGAGTTTGGCAGCAATTTGCTTGATTATACGGAAAATGCGGATGCATCTGAGATTGCAACCAGGGTGATCCCGCTTGGGAAAAGGTTAGAGGAAAGTTCGATTGAAGGACTGGAAGAGTATACCACGATTAAAAGTGTGAATAATAGTGTCCCGTATATAGAATCCACGGATGCCGTAAAAGTGTACGGTGTGGTGACAAGGACTGTGAGTTTTGAGGATGTCGGAGAGCCGGCCAATTTGAAGAAGAAAGCAGAGAAATATCTGTCAGATATTCAGTTTGAGAACCTGTCTTTGACCTGCAATGCCGTGGACCTGAACATGGTGGATGTGGATATCGAACGGATCAAACTGGGGGATTCCATCCGGGTCGTGTCAAAACCACACGGAATGGACCGGTATTTTCCGGTTACTGCACTTACCATTGACCTGCAGAATCCACAGAATAATACGGTAACGCTTGGAACAAGTGTAAAGGCAGGAATTTCAGAACGTACAACAAATCAGAACGACTCGCTTGTACAGAAGATCCAGTCACTGCCGCCACAGTCTGATACCCTGCGGATGGCGATAGAAAATGCAACAGCCCTGATCACGGCAGCAACCACGGGGCATGTGGTGACAAGACCGGAAGAGATCCTGATCATGGATACTGCAGATAAGGATACCGCAAAAAAGGTGTGGCGATGGAATTTAAATGGTCTGGGATATTCCAGTACGGGATATAACGGGACGTTTGGAACAGCCATTACGATGGATGGAAAGATCGTAGGGAAATATATTGCTGCCAGAAGCATTTATGCAGATTCCTTTATTGCAGGAGAACTACAGACTGCGTGGAATGGAATCACGGATTATATCCAGCTAAAGAACGGGGAACTGCAGGTATTTAATACTTCTGATCAGCTGGTGTCAAAGTTCAATTATAATGGGGAGCATTTTTACAGGGACGGCACTTATGTAGGTAAGATTGGAACTAACAAGTGGTCAAGCAATGCAGCACACAAAGGGCTGGTGTTTGATCTGGAATATACCGGAAAGTATATGGCATGGTGTTATCAGAAAACAAGCGGAGCTTCATCCTATACCACGATGCTGTGTTTTTCACAGGGAAACAGTATCTATACGGAACAGGGGCTGCATCTGGGCTGTGATTTTTATGGGGAGTGGAATACGCTCTACAACATTAAACTTTCGGGTGTTTCTTCTGGCGGATACAGTGCATTTACTGGAACGATCCCAATCATCATGAATATTACGGATAAAGGAAATGGGGCAATCAGCTGGACTTACAGTAAGCTTCAGGTAAAAAACGGCATCATAGTCGGATACTGGAATTAAGGAGGTATAAAGTGGAAAAAGAAATCGAACTGGAACTTCCCCGTGGGGAAAAGCCAAAGGAAGGAAAAACAGAAATGGCAGAAAAAACAGTGGAACTGATGTCTGGTTCACCGCTTGAAATGAAGCTGGAAGAAGTTTTAGGTAAGGTTACTGCTATGGAATCAGCTATGACAAAAATGACAGCATTGTTTGAGGGAGGTGCATTTAGTGGAAAAGCAGGAAAAGAATAAAACAGAACAGAATCCCATGCCTCTTGGCATGATTCTGGATCATGCAAGGGAGGACATGACAAAATCAGTGGTTGCACTGCAGCAGAAATACGGGCTTCCGGCAAGTCTTCTTGATGTGATCCTGACAGGCGTGCTGTCAGAAGTACGGGAAATGAAGTGTATGGAGTACAGGCAGCTGAAGGAGGGAGAAAAAGATGGCAAATGTTACAACGTATCTGAATAAGATCCTGTCTGCGGTATATGGAAAAGATGTCAGGCAGAGTATTTATGATTCCATCAATGCAATCAATACACAGGTGGAAGGGTATGTATCTGCTGAGAAAAGCCGTGTGACAGCGGAAGCTAATAGAAATAGTGCTGAAAAAATCAGGGTATCAAACGAGAACGATAGGGAAGCCGCTGAAGAGGAACGTTTAACAAATGAAGCAGAAAGGCTGGAGATATATGATGATCTGTGCTCTCAGGTAGCTGATATGCTGGATGAATTGAAGAATGTGGCAGAGGGGAAAATTACATTTTCTGCGATTTATCCTGTGGGAAGCATTTATATGTCCGTGAATAATACCAGTCCGGCATCCTTGTTTGGCGGCACATGGCAGTCATGGGGAAGCGGACGTGTTCCGATTGGCGTAAACACATCGGATTCAGAATTCTCTACAGTGGAAAAAACAGGTGGAAGTAAGTATCTGCAGAGTCATACCCATACTTTTACCGGAACAGCGGTCACGGTGACAGGTGGGTCACATTCCCATACGCTTCCATATCCTGTTCCTTCAGAACCGGGTTATGATTACGAAGGAGAATCTTATAATGCTCCTTTTGGTACTTATAGTCCGCAGAGTGAACTGATAGAGGAGACAGATTCAGAAACCCACAGTCATACTTTTACGGCAAAAGGTACACTTAGTTCAACCGGAACAGGAAACGGTCAGAACCTCCCGCCTTATATCACCTGTTATATGTGGAAGCGTATTGCATAATTTTAGTAACTGGTATCTCTTCGGAGGTGCTTTTTTTATACCCAAAAATCAAAGGAGGAACTCATTATGAAGGAATTTTGGAACACGGTACAGTTTGTTTTTACAGCAGTAGGAGGATGGCTTGGATATTTCCTTGGCGGATGCGATGGTCTGATCTATGCACTGCTTGCATTCGTTGTGATCGATTATCTCACGGGAGTGATGTGTGCGGTCAGCGATAGGAAGTTATCCAGTGCAGTAGGCTTCCGTGGAATCTGCAGAAAGGTCCTGATCTTTCTGCTTGTCGGAATTGCAAACATCCTGGATGTGCAGGTGATCGGTACGGGCAGTGTGTTACGGACAGCGGTGGTCTTCTTCTATCTTTCCAATGAAGGCGTGAGCCTGTTGGAAAATGCATCGCATCTGGGACTTCCTGTGCCGGAAAAAATCAAGGAGGTTTTGGAGCAGCTCCATGACCGTTCAGAGAAAGGAGAATAACCGCTATGAACAAGAAAGAATTTATCACAGCGGTTGCAGGATATGTGGACAAGTATGCTTCAGCGTATGGCATTCTTGTCCATTCTTCTGTTATTGCACAGGCAATTTTGGAATCCGGCTGGGGGAAAAGCACCCTGGCTGCGAAATATCATAACTATTTTGGATTGAAATGCGGAACAAAGTGGAATGGTGGTTCAGTCAATCTTTCAACTAAAGAAGAATACACACCCGGAACACTGACGTCAATCCGTGACAACTTCCGTACCTATTCTTCGATGGAAGAAGGAGTAAAGGGATATTTCGAATTTATCCAGCTTTCCAGATATCAGAACCTGAAAGGCATTACGGATCCAAGGAAGTACCTGGAAACTATCAGGGAAGACAGTTTTGCGACCAGTTCTGATTATGTGAAGAACTGTATGGCTCTGGTAGAGCAGTATGAGCTGAGAAAATATGACAATGCAAAGGAGCGAGAGACTATGGCAAAAACAGCAGCAACATTGATTGCACAGGCAAAGGCATGGGTCGGATGCCGTGAGGCAGACGGATCCCATAAAAAGATCATTGATACTTATAATGTACACAGACCATTGGCAAGAAATTATTCGGTAAAATATACCGATGCGTGGTGTGCCACGTTTGTATCAGCATGTGCCATTAAGACAGGTATGACGGATATTATCCCGACAGAGTGCGGATGCGGTCAGATGATCGCCCTGTTCCAGAAGCTGGGGGAATGGGACGAAAATGATGCAAGAGTTCCAAGACCGGGGGATATTGTTTTTTATGACTGGGATGATTCCGGTAAAGGTGATAACACCGGATGGCCGGATCATGTCGGAATTGTAGAAAAGGTATCCGGCAGTACGATTACAGTAATCGAAGGAAATAAAGGAAATGCAGTAGGAAGGAGAACCCTGCAGGTAAATGGAAAATATATCCGTGGATATGGAGTACCGAAATACAACAGTGGATCTTCACAGAATACTTCTTCTGGGAATGCTGGTGGGAGCAGCAGTTCTGGTGGTATCAATAAAACACCGAAATGGGTAGGGAAGGTTACGGCTTCATCCTTAAATGTCCGCAAATGGGCAGGAAAGGAATATGGCCGGATCAAATCTTATCCATATCTGTACAGAGGGAATCTGGTAGATGTCTGTGATACCGTAAAGGCGTCAGACGGAAAAGCGTGGTATTATATCCGCATTGCAGGAAAATACTATGGATTTGTTTCTTCAGATTATATCGTGAAGGCATAGGAATATGGCTGATGGTCAGTAATGGCTGTTAGCCGTATTTTTTTCAGTTTATGCCAAGGAAAGAAAGGTGAAAGGTATTCAAGAAAACACTTGCTATTATTGGCTTTCAGAGTGATATATAGACTACCAAAACGGAAGGAGGTATGGCTTGTGGAAATTCAGATCAGGGAAGGCAGCAGGGAGCAGAAAAGAAAGTTAAAAGTCTGTGCATACTGTCGTGTATCGACAGATGCGGATGAACAGGAAAATTCGCTGGAAAATCAGGTCAGGCATTATGAGACGGTCATAAAAGCCAATCCGAATTATGAATATGCCGGAGTTTACAGTGATTTTGCCATATCGGGATTTAAAGAAAAGAGACCCGGTCTGCAGAAGATGCTTGCCGATGCAGAAAAAGGTAAGATAGACCTTATATTAACAAAATCAGTATCACGTTTTGCAAGAAACACCTCAATCGTTCTGGAAGCTACACGAAAGCTGAAGGAACTGAATGTAGGTGTTTTTTTTGAACTCCAGAATATCAATACCCTGTCAGGGGAAGGGGAGCTGATGCTTACGATCCTTGCAGCATTCGCACAGGCAGAAAGTGAAAGCGGAAGTGCTGGTGCAAAGATGGTTTATCAGAGAAAGTATGAGGCAGGTATTCCCGTACAGTACCTTGAGCGGTCTTTCGGTTATACAAAAGACGAGAGAGGAGTATTTGTTGCTGACGAAGCTGAAGCTGTATGGGTAAGAAAAATCTATGAGATGGCAGCAGACGGATATACTCCTGCATCAATCAAACGATACTTGAATGAAAACGAAGTAAAAACGGTAGGCGGTGTACAGTGGGTAGACAGCACCGTGTTTCGTCTTCTTGAAAATGAGATTTACAAAGGCGATTACATCATGCATAAGCACTTCGTGAATGAAGAGAGAAAACTGGTCAGGAACAGGGGAGAAGTGGATGCATGGTACATCGAGGATGACCATGAAGCTATTGTTTCCCCTGAACTCTGGCAGAAAGCACAGGATGCATTGGCTGCAAAGCGGGATTATCTTGCGGAAGGCTCAGTGATCGAGGAGTTCACGGAAGAAAATTATCCTTACATGAATAAAATCTATTGTGCTAAATGCGGATATCCCCTTTACAAACGAATCTACAGCAAAGGCAACAGACTTAACTGGGGGTGCAGTGGAACAAAAAGATATGGAAAGACCTTCTGTGATGGCATTAATATCCCGGATGGTGTGCTCCGGAGTGCGTGGCATTTTAAAGAAAACATATATATTGCTGAGAAAGCATCGGATAAGGGAGTGAAGGAATTTACTTATTTAAAAGAGCAGTCATGGAAAAGAAGGCATAAAAAGAAGCAGCCGCCAGCAATTCCAGAAAATACTGAAGCAGAGTATCCTTACAGAGAGAAGATATTCTGTGCATTATGTGGAAGCAGACTTGTAAGATATGTAAATCCCCAGAGTCATAAAGTCACGTGGGTATGCAGCAGGAGAAAGCGGAAAGGAAAAGATGCCTGCGATGGGACCAGGGTTCCGGACACCATCATAAAGGGATGGGGAGAGATCAAAAAAGATATTTATATTCAGAGAAAGGATGATAAGAATGGCAAGAAGCGTTACAGTTATACCAGCAAGAAGCCAGAAGGTGCGGACAGGGCATAAGGCGGTACAGGAAAAGAAGATAAGGGTGGCAGCCTACTGCCGTGTGTCAACAGACCAGGAAGACCAGCTCCATAGTTTTGAGGCACAGGTCGAGTATTATACAAAATATATCAATGAGCATGAGAATTATGAAATGGCCGGTATTTATGCAGATGAGGGGATCTCGGGTACAAATACAAAGAAAAGGGAACAGTTCAAAAAGATGATCGCAGACTGCGAGGGAGGTAAGATAGACCTTGTCATAACAAAATCCATCAGCCGTTTTGCGAGGAACACGCAGGACTGCCTAGCATATTCCAGAAAATTAAAGAATTTAGGGATCGGCATCATATTTGAGAAGGAAAACATCAACACACTGGATTCTACGGGCGAGCTTCTGTTCACCATCCTAAGCTCCCTTGCACAGGATGAATCAAGGAATATTTCAGAGAACTGTAAATGGGGCATCCGCACGAAATTCAAGAACGGTGAAATGCATCTTAACACATTCAAGTTCCTCGGATATGATAAGGATGAGAACGGGAAGCTTGTCATCAATAAGGAACAGGCAAAGACAGTGAGAAGGATATACAGGGACTTCCTTATCGGAATCAATCCGGCACAGATCGCAAAGGAACTGACGGAAGAGAAAGTTCCTGGGTGTCTCGGGCAGACAAAGTGGTATCCAAGCACTGTCATAGGGATCTTAAAACAGGAAAAGCACATGGGTGACGCACTTCTGCAGAAGACCTATACGGCAGATTTCCTTACCAAGAGACAGGTCAAAAACAACGGTGAGATCGCACAGGTCTATGTAAAGGACAGCCATAAGGGAATCATTGATAAGGAAACATGGAATGCGGTTCAGGAAGAATTTGAACGCAGGGAGAAATTCATGCAGAAGCATGGGACAGACCGCTACAGTTACGGTTCAGAATGTTATCCCTTCTGCGAAAAGATCTTCTGTGGGGAATGTGGAAGCCTTTTTACAAGACATTCATGGAAATCAAGGGGGATCATACAATGGCAGTGCAAGAATCACCGTAAGGATGGAAAAGTTGCATGCACCAATGCTTATGTAGATAATGCAGATTTGGAAAAGGGATTTGTAAAGGCATTCAACCGATTGGTCGGTGAACGGGAAAAGCATATAGAAAGATGGAATTCCATGAAATTAGATGGGACTCCGCTTGAGAAGATAAGGGCGGGGCAGATGATGGAAGCAACCGAAAGCGGACAGCTTCAGCAGTATGTTCCTGAAGCCGCACAGCTTGTTTTGGAAGAAATAACAATATTCGGTGCAAAGAAATATGAGTTTGCATTCTTGGAAGGCAGCAGGGTAAAGGTTTCCGTATGATCATTCGGAAACCTCCTCCTCATCACCCAAGCCAAATAAGTCAAGCTGCCCGTTCTGCGGCATATCATCAGTTTCTTCTTCCAGTTCTGGTTCATCAGCTTTCTTCTGTGGGAGTTTATGCGTGTAGAGCTTATCCCACGGAAGCGGATTCCGGCATTTTTTGTTATATCCGATAAGGATTGCCTCTGCAAATCCAAGAGAGCCGGAACGCCTGTCCTTGGCAGTACGTGCCAATTCCTTGATGGATATTCTTCCCAGTTTTTCTTTGAAAATATCATCTTTGACCGCATCGCCATAGGCATTTAGAAAACGTGCTAGTCCATTCATCATGTTTGCACTGAAGGACTGGGCAGCACCTTCCCATGTTGCGACAATCAGACGGATCACATGATCGAGCATGTGATAACCGTATTTGTCGTGGATGGTCTCAAGGGTAGCAACGGCACAGATACCGCCAGGAACAGAAGAAGAGGTGATGGAAAGGTCATAAGATTCTACTAGATCACGGATGATAAGCTGTTTATCATTCCCAGCCTCAATGTTTGCCATGAATATTTCATAGGGAAGCAGGGGCTTTACATACTTCATCTGATTAGCAAAAATATCGGCTTCGTGTTCGTAAACGAGGTCATCATAGACCATGCACCATACAGGAGTCTCTCTTGAACCGGAGACGAGTGCCACGATTTCAATGGTGTGCTGCCCGTTAAAGACATAGTTGATACCGTTACGGCGGCTGACTTTTACGGGATTTATCTGGTACAGATCGAAGTTCGCAGCGGCACGCTGGACATGATTCTGTGAAAGATTTCTCTGATATTCTTGGTTGGATACAAGATTCCTGATGGGAATCTGCTCAAAGTGTACTTTTGGAACATACTGCATGAGATCAGTTTGTTCCGATATTGCTTGGTCATCTGTCATTTTAATCCTCCTCCAACTGCGTCAGCAGTCTGTTTATTTTTCGTGTAAGGTTTATGATCTGTGTCCTGACTTCTTGCCGGGCAGAAGCGGATGTGGAAGGAAAATCCGTAAGTTCCATTGTCCTTGATATGGTTTTGGACCATGAAGGAATGGTAAATTTAAGGCTTGCCAGTTCTGCATCTGGGTCAATGACGGGCATCTGTTTGATGCCAGCCTCGGCACTTTCCCTTTCACGTCTGCGCCTTCGGGAATCCGGTTTTCCTGTAGGAAGCCGCTGCCATCGCAGTTCATGCCGTAACTGCGAGTAGCCGATGCGGTCGATCGAACCGCTGTTGAGCAGTCTTTTAAGTCCATTGATATCTTCGATGGGAAGTCTTGACAGCTCTATGACATTTTCATGGGATACACGGAGACTGCCGTTTAATATTCTGGATGTTATTTCCGGTCCTTTTATGCGGAGTTCGTCGAGTGCTCTTGCGTACACATCGTATTTTGTAACAGTGGAAAAGCCGAAGTTATATTCTTTTCCGATAATGGTTGCAATCTCCGTTTTCTGTACATACTTCTGGGATATCTGTCCGTCTGCGTTGAGCTGTTTCTCTGGATGATTTTTCAGAAAATCAGCACTGGCAATATTCATGTCTGCCCGGAAGCGCCTGCCAATAAGATATTTTTTGTATTCGCTTGTGAGGTCCTTCCGTTTAAGCTGCTCTGTACATATGTAGGCTTCCGCTTCGTCACGGCTCTGGAAGAAGAGTCTGCGTATATTGAAGTGGATATCCCACTTCCGGCAGATGGAATAACGGAGATGTCCATCGATGAGGATGTTTCCCCAGACACATATAGCTTCATCACAGCCATGATCGAAGATATCTTCTTCGAGATCTTCTATATATTTTTCTACTCTTGGTTGGATGAGCTGCAGAAATTCAGCATCGGTTTCAAAATCTGGAATCTGATGATTACTCATACGATTTCACCTATTCTGACAGATTCATCCACGAGGATACATTCCTGCATGGAAAAGCTTGCCAGTCCTTCTTTTTTATTTATTGCACCATAGATGCGGTAGGATCTGTTATTGGAAAGTTCCGCATTGGTCTGTTTTAAAGTCTGGAGCAGTTCACGGCTGTATAATTCGTAACTGTTTCGAATGTCGGAATAGCATGCCCTGACATGGTGGGCAAGGTAATCCTGACGGACGCTTTTCCTGACGGCAATCATATGGGTGTCGGGATTTACCAGAAGCTGGATATATTCTGGATCACCGAGCATATGAAGAGTATGTTTGTGTATTCGGATGCGGTTTTTCTTTAAGTCAATGCATAGGATTGGCTGTGAAGAGGGATGATTGCTCATAGTGTGTTTCCTCCTTTTGTGGTTCGGCTGGATTTTTGGGTTCTTCTGGCGGTGTGTTCTCTGAAATTCCAAAGACAGCATAGCCGTCAAACATATTGATCTGTAAGTTGCTCTGGTGTTCCTCAATCGGTACACCGAATTGGTTCTGCCATTCCGCTGGATATGTAGGTGTCCGGGATGTCTTTATCTTTCCATCGTCTTTTGCTGTACGCACATATATTTCGGGCGTGGTAAGGTCAAAGACGAATAAGAGTTCATTATCAGACCGTATCAGTTTGCCGAGCAGTTTATAACGGTAACTGGAATTCCATCCCATCAAGGTTATTACCTTGGCAAAAAAGATCCGGCATGTGATTTGCCTTGGGGAACGCTTCTTTGTAGCAGAGCACCATCGGAAGGAGTCTTTTTCATCTTCCTGGCATGGGCGGACGGCAAGTTTTTTTTCATCTGGGTTCACAAGGATCTGTACAAAATCTGTCTTAGGCAGCTTTTTGATGCATGCAGTATTTACGGATACTTTGTTGGCATTAAATGTAAAGGATGGTTCATAGGTGTGGGCGAAGAATTCTCCACGCACTACCTGATAACCCTCATAGCTGAAGGCATCGTCCTCGATGATCTGTAAGTCCCTTGAAGAGGACTGGATTAAGGTTTCATTGTTTGGCTGTTCATTCATTACGGTTCTCCTTCATGTCAGACATGAGTTGTTCTATGCTTTTTTCTACTTCATCAGGACTGGTCACCTGTATGTCTGAATCTTTGTATGCAACTGCTTCGTTGGAAAGGGTGTTCTGGTCATTGAATCTGGCAAATTCCTGTGCCTGTGCATGGCAGTAGTAGTTGCTGCCGAAAGTGTCAGCCCAGTCAGGCGGATAGGCACGGACATTTTTTTTGAGATTGTCAGTAAATGGTTTTACGTCCGTTGGTGCATCTGGTAGCTGCTGTTCATCGATCACATCATTTGGAATAAAAATTTCAGTTTCTTCCAGATTGAAGATAAGGACAGCATCCGATCCGTTTCCACGCTTGATTCCTGTTATGCGGTATCTGCAGTCTGCGTTCCAACCGAGAAGTGCATAGATGGTAGGCATAAAAGCTGTACCGCTGATTGCCCTTGGGGTAGAAATATTCCCTCGCTTTTTTGCCCACTGCATGGCGTTTCGATGCGTTTGTGGGACAATCCTTACGGCAAAGAGATGTTTGTTCGGATGGATCAGAAGTTCTACCAGTGTGCTGTTTAGTTTTCTAACGGCAGTGGTTGAAAATTTAATATCATTCAGACTGAATGTCACGATAATGCGATCAGTGCTGTCAAAAAACTGTGAGCGTGCAATTTCATAACCACGCAGGTCAAAGTCCCCAGACTGCACTTTCACGGGTGACGAGGGTGGGAGAAACTGTTCTGTACCGCCATATACACTTAGGGAAGCATTGATATAATCATCCTCTTTAAAGCCGGCCCATCGTGGATTAATGGATACAAAGCCTTTCAATACTCCATCTGGCAGGACCTTTAACTCCGGCAGTATTCCCTTATTTCCATACTTGGCATTGCTGATGAGCCGTTGTACGGCAATGAAATCGTCACGGGACACAATTGCTTCATGGTGATTACGTTTCCTGTATTGCGGGCGGTTCTGCATGTTCTTTTTTGATTTGTGATTCAGGTAATTTGGAGTATAAGTCTTTCGGGCAAGAACATCACCGCAGTGTCGTTCATTCTGCAATATCTGAAGGATTGAGCCGGGAGACCATACGGTATTCCCTTTTTTAGTTTCACACTCCAGTTCCGTCAGGGTATCAGCGATTTCCTGACAGGTGCAGCCGTTTAAGTACATCATAAATATGAGACGTACAATCTTTGCTTCCGCTTCATTGATTACAAGGTTTCCATCTTCATCATGGTCATAGCCGAGAAGCGTGGGAGTGAGGAATATCCCCCTTCGAAACCGCATCTCAATGGAAGCATTCATAATCTCACTCTTGGTATGGCTTTCTTCCTGTGCGAGGGTAGCCATGAAGGAAAGTACCATTTCGCTTTTCGGATCAAAGGTATTCAATCGCTCTGTCTCGAAAAAGACACCGACCGGATGCGGGAGAGCCAGCAGTTCACGGACATATCCGATGCAGTCTACAACATTCCTGGCGAAACGGGACACGCTCTTTGTAACGATAAGATCGATTTCTCCTTTTTTACAGTCTTCAATCATCTGTTTGAACTGATCACGATGCTGCAGAGAAGTGCCGGATATGCCTTCATCCGCATAGATCTGTACAAGTTTCCAATTCGGACTTTTGCTGATGACATCGTGGTAGTGGTTTTTCTGTAACTCATAAGAAGATGTCTGTCTTGGATCGTCTGTGGATACTCTTGCGTAGACGGCTACCCGCTGTTCATTTTCAACAGCGAATATATCTTCCTGTGGAAGTGCCGGAATTACATCAAGTTCATCAATGCTGACTCCTTTATATCGTTCCCTGATTTTGTTTTTCTGATCCGCAATGGAGCCGGATTTCTGTTCGTTTTCTCTCATGTCTTACCACCTTTTTCTTATGATGTGGTTTATTATAAAATTTTCATAAGAAAATAAAATAGACCATACGGACAGGCATATCCGCATAGTCTATTCCAAAGCAATTTTTTATGTGTGAAAATAGTGTGCCGCAGCATCTATGCTTCGTCAGCCGAAATATGCCATCCGTTTTTATGCATGCTATCAATGCTTGCTTTTACCATTTCATAAATGAAGCGTTTCTCATTTTCTGTGCATTCAGCCATCAGCAGATCTAGGTCAGTTTGGTAAGCGGTAGGATTGTGGAGCTGTACTCCAGCGAGCAGCTCATCGACCGTTATTCCCAGGGCATTTACAATCCGGATAATGGACTCAAGACTGGCCTTACGTTTGGCATTTTCAATATGGCTTATGTAGGAGATGGAGAGTTCCGTTTCCTCTGCAAGCTGTGCCTGTGAAAAATTGTTCTGTTCCCTGACTTCCTTAATGCGGTATCCGATCTGCTTGTGATTTACAGATGCAAGTGATTCGTTCATAATGTTACCTCCTGTTTCTTTTCCTTACGCAAATAGATTATCCGTCAGCGAGTGATAAAAAGTTATGTAATTTAATAAAGTAGAGTGGAGTATTGCTGAATAACGAGGTGTCAATATATGTAGATATTTGTCGAACGATTTTGATTGATGGGCGGTATAAAAGATGCTATGCTGATGTTGGAACTGATAATATGGAAGTGAAAGAAACAAGGAAAAACAAGGAATTATAAGAAATACATATTGAACTGCGGTGTGCTGCTGTTCATATTTTTTTACCCTTATAGTAAAGTACAATGGAGTAAATTACTGAAGAGATATGGCTCTAATATTTATTCTGGTTTGCGGTTAAAATAAATGTATCGCAGAGCAGAAGAGAGGTGTAATTTACTTGCGTACAGAGGACTATATCCCGAAAAGGGTAAAAGAATTATGCAGCAAGCATAAGGTTTCCAAGTACCGACTCGCACAGCTCACTGATATGTCACAGACCGCTTTAGGGAATATAATCAAGAAAGAGAGCATTCCAACGATACCGACTTTGGAAAGAATCTGTGATGCATTCGGAATTTCACTAGCACAGTTTTTTGCCGGGGACGGCATGAGACCAGATCTGACAGACGAGCAGGAAGAGATATTGGAAACATGGGATAACCTAAATGCTGATGAGCGGAGAATTTTAATGAACTTCGTGAGATCTTTGAAGAAATAGGGGAAGCAGTTCAATTGTATCTGATTGATTGTTTCCCCTTTTTCTATGCGCTTTCCACGGCAGAAGAAAGCAGTGAGGATACAGAATGAGTGTAAAAGATGAGGAGTTCAAAACAAAAATCTACGATCTGATGAATGGAAGCTACAATCTTGAGGAATATCCAGTTGCAGAAAGCAGCCTGGTAAAAGACGAATTTGCAGAAGGGGAATACTGTGAAAAATTATATTCGCAGATGCTGGAAGCCTATGAGAGGGTATGCAGAAGACTTGGAAAGCCAGGCACAGAAGATGAAGATGTGGAGATTATCATATCGAACCTCATGAGCATAGGCAGACATCAGAGCATGAAGATGTTTGACTATGGGGTGCTTTTTACAGAAAGAGAAAATAAACAGTAATGTGACTGTAGAATGGTGTGGCTGTGATTGGATGGCTGCACCATTTTTTGATATAATAAAAGTGATTTGAAGTAGTTGAAACTATATGAGCATAGAAGTATAAAAGAAAAACAGCTTAAGCTCAAATACATTTAAAAATTATGGGAGAACATTATGATAACTTTTGATTTCTTTAACGATAGTTCAACAGAACTTGTAGAAAAATTCTGTGAGTACTTTCAGTTAGACAAGGAAACGGTTGAGGACTATTTTATCAGGGTCAATCCTGATACATTAACACCAGAAACATTGGTGAGAAAGTTTGATTTAAAATTAAATGAATATGATAGCAGTCAATTACAAATAGTGTGTCGTCATATGACAACATCTACAGAAGATGAAATCCATTCCTTTGTGGATAAAGGGATTCTTGATCTAAGAACCATGCTTCAAGAGAATACCCCTTTATCTCAATTTTTGTTAGAACACAAAATTAAAGTGGATGTTGATGAGCATAAAATAGAAATTAAAGGGAAAAATTATCCGATATTGAGTGATCATGAAATCTGTCCAGAATGCTACAATGGCAGAGAACGTATTTGTACAGGATATTCAAGGTGTGAAAGCTTTAAAAAAATCACCTATCTTGCGACCAAATTATATTATTATGATGCAACTGTGGAGTGTTTTATTCATGCAACACTAGATGAGATGAAAAGGTATTCGACCATTGATAGGTGTCCAGAAATATTGAATACGTTAGATGATGTGCGTTCAGCAGTAAATGGGCAGTATTCTCCTACATACAATTTATGCTATGATTGGATGGCAAAAAAGAAGAATTGTTATGTTATAGAGTATGCTAGTCGTTGGTCGGAAATGGAAACTTTTGCGCCAATAAATTATAGAGATGCTTATCGAGATTATGAAAGTCTTTTATATTCTTGCGGCTTTGATTTCACTGATTATATGGAAGAAACCATACCGAAAAAAGTATATGATAATATCACTTTTTTGAGAAGATTTATATCCATCTATTTTTATAATGCAGAAGAATATGGGTCATTGCTTGCTGGAAATTCAGTGCCACCTGAAGCACTAAAAGTGCTTGAAGTGAAAGAAAATGATTTGGTAGAGGTCGCTTTGTCTAAGTAGCTTTAAATGTGAAGTATAACAATGTGTATAAAAACAATTCTGCGAAATTATACAAATCTGAAAACTATGTGATTTTCAAGCTATCCCCGGGAGCATATCCCATAGGGGATAGTCCCCCTAAGCCGTGAGGGCTAGGTATCTCTTTTAATAAGAAGTTACGCCATCTATAAATGACAGGGGAAAAACCCAGACGGGTGTTCACATATCAATTATAGGGATGACGCTTTACAGGATCCTGCGCCGGGCAGGCTTAAGGTTTGGCGGTGCATCGGTAATAAGCTGCATAATAATTGCCGGCTATGGAATTATGACCGGCAATGCAGTATCGGCTGTAAGGGCATTTGTAATGTTTGCTGTAAGCTGTGGTGCGCAGGTACTGGGAAGAAAATATGATATGGCATGTTCTGCGTCGCTTGCATCAATATTGATTCTGCTGGATATGCCGCTGATGATTACTAATAGTGGGTATCTTCTTTCTTTTGGCGCAATAGCTGCACTGATTAAAGTGAATCCGGTCATATATGAGACCGGGGAATGGCTTGTTGACAAGGCTGCATCATTGAATGGATATGCAGACGGATATAAAGGTAAATATAAAGCTGTGATAAAACTGCTTATGCAGTCATTGTCTGCAAGCATAAGTGTCAGTCTGGTGACGGTTCCGGTGTTACTGTTGTCATTTGGGGAATTTCCATTTTTATCAATATTTCTTAATCTTGCGGTCATACCGCTAATGGAATTTGTAATGGCAGGAGGCATAATTGCCGGAATAGCCGGAATTGTTAATATATATGCCGGCAGATTTGTAATGGGTGTGGTACATTATACGCTTCTTTTATTCAGAAAGATGTGCGGGATATCGGTTGCGGCAGAGTGGTCGCATATAATCCCCGGAAGGCCGGGATTGTCCAAAATCATCGTCTATTATATGCTGCTTGTGGCATTAACAGCCCTGCACACATATATCAGGCATAATGCAAAAAACATCAAAGACGGAGGTATGTTCAGCTATGCGGTGTGCGTGATCGTTCCGTTAATGGCACTGCTTATGTTTTTTAATCCGGTGAGATATCTTACGGTGCGCATGATGTATGTGGGGCAGGGGGACGGAATATACATAAGAGTCCCGGATGGCATGAATATACTTATGGATGCAGGAAGTACGGATAAGAAGAAACTTGGCGAATATACGCTGGTTCCGTCGCTTAAAGCGGGAGGAATCCGGTCTGTTGACTATGCGGTAATAAGCCATCTGGATGAAGACCATTATAATGGCATACTTTATCTTGTGCAGAACCAGAATATAACCGGAATCCGCGTACGCAGCATAATTATTCCGGAACTGCCTGATGATGATACATATGGGACAATCGTGCGTGCAGCAAAAGATAATGGTACTAACATAATAAATGCATACTGTGGCATGAAAATAGAAGCGATGAATGGGCAGTTTGCATTGGAGTGCATCGCACCGGATTATGTGGATATGTACAGTGATAAAAATGAGGGATCGCTCATAATGCAAATGACATATGACAGATTTGCAATGCTCTTTACCGGGGATGTGCAGGGAAAAGGTGAAGAGAATCTGACTGAAGTTCTCAATGAAGCGGCTTCAATGTCTTCCACCAAAAAGCCTGCAGGCTTTAACATCCTGAAAGTGGCCCATCATGGTTCGTCAGGGTCGACAACAGATGAATTCCTTGAACGTGTAAAACCGGATGTGGCAATGATTTCTTGTGGAATTGATAACAGATACAGACATCCGCACAAGGAGACAATCGACAGGCTGCGTGTATCAGGAGCGGGTATTATAAGGACTGATGAAAGTGGCGCAATAACCGTGAAGACAGATGGAAAGAAGTATGGAGTGGAGGTCTTCAGGTAAACGGGATATGATGGACTTAAATAACGACTCATACCCCGCCCTGATATGAGCATCAAATCCGGGGGGCTTTTGCTCCGGCATCATATATAATAAAGTATATGTTCAGGATGCCATATACTTATTCACGCATTTTTCAAGCCTGTTAAGAATAAGATATAGTACGCCTGCAATTATGCAGAGTATTACAATGGACATAAGCACCCAGTTCATCTTGAACGTCTGGCTGCCATATATTATGAGAAAACCAAGCCCCCTGCGTGCTGCAAGAAATTCCCCGATTATTACTCCGACAAGGCACAGACCGATATTAACCTTGGCATTACTGATTATTATAGGGAGAGAACTTGGCAGGATAAGGCGGAAAAGCACATCGAGCCTGTTGCCGCCAAGCATCTTGATAAGCTTTATCTTTTCAGAATCTATCTGCGAAAAGCTTGTGTAAAGGTTAATTATTGTACCGAATACAGCGATTGAAATGGCAGTCACTATAATTGTCTTTGGGTTGTTGCCAAGCCATACAATGAGAACAGGAGCAAGTGCAGACTTTGGCAGGCTGTTCAGTATTACAAGGTATGGTTCGAGTATTCCTGATACAGTATCCGATGCCCACAGAAGAATGGCAAGAAGAATTCCGGCTGTGAGAACAAGGATAAAGCTTAGAAGCGTTTCTGCAAGTGTAATTCCTGTATGAATAAAAATGTCCCCGGAACGGCACATTGAAATAAGGGTGGCAGCAATGCGTGAGGGTGAACTGAATATAAATGCATCAATGCTGCCGGTGCGTGCGCCGGTTTCCCACATTATAATAAACAGAACGAATAAGGCAATGCGTGAAAATACAATCATGTAATGATGCATCAGGCAGTGGCGTATATAAGATTGTTGTGAGGGAGAAATGTCCCTGTGATTATTTTTATTCATTGCCTGTCAGCTCCTTCCATATAATGTTGAAATAATCCTTGAATGCAGGTGCATTGCGGGATGTCATAGGCGTTCTGTTATCTATTCCGAGGTCAATGGTAATGATATCGCGGATTGTACATGGACGTTTTGTCAGAACAACAACGCGGTCTCCCATTGATATTGCTTCGGAGAGGTCGTGCGTAACAAGAATGGCTGTTTTACCTTCATTTTTAAGAATTGTTCCTATATCGTCACATACTTCAAGGCGTGTCTGGTAATCAAGTGCGGAAAAAGGCTCGTCAAGAAGCAGAAGGTCGGGTTCGAGGGCCAGTGTGCGTATCAGTGCTGCACGCTGGCGCATTCCACCGGACAACTGTGAAGGACGGACATCCTTAAAGCTGTCAAGACCATATGCCTTCAAAAGAGTGTCAACGTATTCAAGCTTTTTAGGGGTAGCACAGTGCTGTATATCAAGTCCGAGGCGTGCGTTACCGTATACTGTACGCCATTCAAAAAGGTTGTCTTTCTGGAACATGTAACCGATGTTGCTATTGCTGCCAAGTGTGATTGCTCCCGAATCGGGATGTATAAGACCCGCAATAAGTGAGAGAAGGGTGGATTTGCCACATCCTGACGGACCGACTATCGCAATAAATTCCCCTTTTTCAATAGTGATGCTTACGTCTGTGACAGCAGGGGTCTCACCATTTAATGTGTGGTATGAATACGATATATGGTCAATATTTAATGCATATTCCATACACAGCCCTCCGCAATAATAAGTTATTTTCATATAAATATATTATGCAAAATAGCTTCATTGTAAAATGAAATGCGACAAGAGTTATTAAACTCTATCGCATTTCTTTTTTTATACCATAAAACGAGAAAATGCGTTGAGGTTTAACAACCTTGACGCATTTTTTAAGTTGTTCTGAAAGGAGGGTAAGGCAATGCGTAAAGGAGATAAGCGATTAAAGTACGAAGATAGAAAAGAAATTGAAAAAATGAAGAATGACGGCGTAAGGGTCGTGGTCATTGCCGAAAAAATCGGAGTACACCGAGCCACAATTTACAACGAGTTAAAACGTGGCGGGACACCTTACAGAGCGGAAGTAGCACAAAAAACAATATAGGGAGAATATGAAGAATCAAGAAATAGAAGAAAAAGCTAGAGAGTTGGCGGATATGGTCGGTTCTGTGGCGGTAGATGAAAACCTACCATTAGAAGTTATAGAAATGACCGCAGATATTTTAAAAGAGGATTGTGAGCAGATAAGACAGGCAGCAGTTGATATAGCGGAGGAAGAAAGGGCAATACGCCTTGAATATAGCACGGACACAACGAAAGGAGGGGCAGCATGGCGGGCAGCAGAACAGAGAAGCACACAGCGGTATACCGAAACGTGAAGCGGTGCGAGTTTCATAATATCGGGGATTATATCGTAGTGACAAGCATTATAGGCGGTACAACCTTTTGTGCGTTTTTCGATTCGGGATTACACACGGAAGAGAGTATAAAAAGGCGTGGAAGTATTAAGTTACATTCCATTTATGCCAAACATTAAAAATTAAAAGCAGGAGGACAAGGAAGAATGAACGCAGTAGACCACAACAATGTAGTAATTTTTGATGATAGAGGGATTCCCTCTATTATGTGCAGATTCGTAAGACCAAAGGATACCGAAGAGGTCCCGGCAGTATTCAAAATCGGGGATAAGGTGGCAGATGCCATTTACATATCCAAGTACCCGAATATCGTAATTGACGGCAGAGCCTACAGTATGCCAATGGCAGACCCGACCGTAAATATCACATTTGACGGTGCGGTACAGGCTTGCAGATGCAAAGGGTTAGGTTGGCATCTTATGACCGCCGTAGAGTACGAATATCTGTTAAATCAGAGCAGAGAAAAAGGCACAATGCCACACGGTAACACCGATTGGGGCAAGGACTACTACCACAATGACGAACAGGGCAAGGTAAGTAATCTTGGAAGAACATACACAGGTACAGGACCGGTTACATGGAATCACGACCATACACCTTATGGAGTATCAGACCTTAACGGTAATGTATGGGAATGGTTGGCAGGATTAAGGATTAAGGACGGAGTAATAGAGTTTATCCCGGACAATAAAGCAGCATCCCCATACTGCGACCTGTCAAAGGATAGTGCCGAATGGCAGCAGGCGGAAACATCCAAGGGACCGGTAAGGGCAAATGTGGAATGTGGAGAAATCACAATTACGGATGCCGTGGCAGCAGATGATTACGAGCCGGATTATGACGGAGTACGAATTGAGAAATTAGAGGTTGAGTTATCAGAAATTCCACAGGTGCTTAAAGATTTGGGAATTATTCCGGATAAAAGAGCAGAGGAAGAGGGAAAGACCTATGTATACTTTGATGCCACCGAGGGCGAATATATGCCTATCCGTGGGTCGGCGTTCAGCAGGACTTCTAATTCGGGTCCGTCCGCTCTCACGTTGGATCACCCTTCGTTGCAACTCGAGCGGCAACATTGGTTTCCGCTCCGCTTTTTATGAGGTAAACGGAAAACTGATTACTGAATAACTGTTAAGGGGTGCGGTAGCACCCCTGTACTTGAAAGGCGGTAACTATGAAGCGAAGCGAATTAGAAAAGCACATAGGCGAGAGCGTGGAAGTAAAGCTATTTGACGGCGATACAATGCAGGGAGTTTTAAGGAAAACAGGCACGGAAGAGGTAAGAAATAACCCCAACCTGTACTTGAAAGGTGGGTATTACTTTTTATCTCACAAGGATACCTATGTATGTAAATCCTGTTTATTCCGGGTATCCCATATCAAGAGCCTAAAAGTGCTACAGGAGGAATAAAGTGAAACCAATAAAAAGAAAGTACAAGCCTACAATCGTATGCGATAAGTGCCATAAATCCATAGGAAAGACGAAACCGAGTTATAAAAAAGTCGGGGAAATCGAATACAGGTATTGGCGTTGCAGACATTGCAGTACCGTATATGTCATATCTGCCACGGATGCAGAGTTAAGGAAAAAGATACAGGAATATCAAGAGTTTGTAGACGAGTACAAAGACAAGGAAATGCCACAAGAGGAAATGCAAAAGGCACAGCTTATATTACAGACTAATGTAGAGCGTAGCCGTGAAATTAAAGAGCAGTACCCTCTTACGCTAAAGCCTTGGGAAAGGTAAGACAATGAAGTACAGAGGATTGACATACAACAGGGAAAAAGAATCTTACGAGTGGGTCTACGGTCTGCCGTCTTACGGATATGCAACGGATGAAGTGGCGGAGATTGGCACGGTCTACGGAGATTTTAAAGAGATATTTCCGGACACCTTGGGAGAACAGACACCTTACAGGGATAAGAACGGCAAAGAAATTTACACAGGCGATATTGTAGCCTTGGAAGTAGACGGACAGATAAGAGAATTTGTAGTAGACAAGGCAACAGTTGACAGGGAATATAATACGCTTCCGAACTTTGAGGGCGATACCGTAAAGGTTAGGCTTGCGGATGTGGTTATATTCCGTTGGATTGACCCCGAGGGTGTGATACATCAGCTTTTGCCGTGCGTGAATGAAGCAGGAGTATCCGACACGGCATTTATGGAGATTATCGGCACGGTTGCGGAAAGAGGGGTACAGGAAAGTGAGAGCAAAGGCGAAAAGCAGTAGTACACCGTACCCAATATGGGTAGAGGACGAATATATAACAGAACCACCCATAAGACCGAGTGACGGGGCAGTACGCCCCGCAGGTCATTACATAGACAAAGGCGGTTATCCGGGTGCAAATGTGTATGAGGTAGATATAAATACCATGTGCAGACAGACGGATGCAGCCGACAGATTCGGGAAACCGATTTATGAGCAGGATATATTGCTTTATGAAACGGCGGAAGAAATAGGCTATTTCATAGTGCAGGACTTGGAAACAACGGTAGACATAGTAAACGGCGAGATTATAGAGGTCGGGGATTTGGATACCGAGAACATAAAGAACATTGGAAGCATGGTAGATTATTCGGATTTTGTGGAGGGTATCAGATACCACGCAGATAACGGCTTGGAGATACCGTATATTCCTTGTTTGGACGTGCAGGTAACGGCATTACCGTACTTTAAACTTAAATGCTTAAAATGCGGTCAAATATCGCTTAGTTGTGCGTATATGGCAAAGCATAAAGGTTGTGGAGGATATTACACGGTAGATTTTGCAACCAAGATTTACAGGGAAAGAGCAAAAGAAAAGGAACTTGCATAGTGGCTTATGCAAGTTCCCTGTTACCGCCTTATAGCGATAATTACACCTATTCAAATTATACTATAAGGCTTGCACAAAGTCAATAAAAAGCCTTGAAATCACACGCCAAAAGGCTATAAATGAGGGCGTGTTGAGGACCTTGTATGGGGTATTAACATCTAGGACATTCATAAAATTATATACTTATATAAGATTATACTTGTATAAGTATATGGTTTAGTAGGTGTACCCTTATGGACTTGTAGTATAAGGAGAATGAACGGTATGGCAAAGAAGAGAAAGAACTTTATCCGTGAGAAGAGGATATATTGCGGAGAGGAATACTTAGAGGTTGATATAGTAGCAGTTACGAATATGCCGGAAGCAGGCAAGGGAAAAAAGGGTAAATCCTCACAGGCTCAAAAGAACCTTAACGACAAGAGAAGTAAAAGAAGATTCGTACAGATTGCCAATACTAATTTTGGTACAAATGATTTTCATATATCAGCTACATACAACAATGAGCATTTGCCTATGTCCTTGGAGGAAGCGGAAAAGAATGTGCATAACTACTTAGACCGCATCAAAAGGAAAATGAAGAGGGAAACAGGCGAGGATTTAAAGTATATGCTTGTTACCGAATACACCCCGGAAGAGGAAGAGGGGCAGCTTACATTACAGGGGATTGAGGCGGACGATAAGACAACAAAAGCCGTAAGAATCCACCACCATATCATTATCAACAGCGGAGGGTTAGACCGTGACGATTTAGAGTTAATGTGGAGTACCACAAGGATAAATTGGAAAAAGGCAAACGACCCGGAATACAGAGCCAATGTAGATTATTACGGATTCGTAAACTGTGACAGATTACAGCCAAACGAAAACGGATTAGAGGGCATAGTAAATTACATAAACAAGCGTAAAAAAGGCTGTAAAAAATGGTCCACATCAATGAACCTTAAAAAGCCAAAGGTAAAGAAAAACGACCATAAATGGAGTTTTAGAAAACTCCGAGAGTATGCAAAGACCCCGGAAGATAAGGAAGTATGGAGAAAGTTATATAAGGGGTATGAGCCTACCAAGATAGATTTTGAGTACAACGACTATACGGGGTGGAATTGCTACCTACGATTGCGGAAAGTGAGGGATTAAATTGATTGCAACTATTGATTTTGAAACAACAGGATTAAAAGCAGGAGAGGACGAGGTATTACAGGTATCAATTATTGATGAAAACTATAATGTCTTGCTTAATGTTTATTGTAGACCGAACAATAAAGGCAGTTGGGAGGATGCACAGGCGGTACACGGCATTACTCCACTTATGGTAGCCAATGAGTTACCGTTTGAAAGATATGTACCTACGGTGCTTGATATTCTAAGCAAGGCGGACAAGGTAATAGCCTATAATGCAGCGTTTGAAGATAGTTACCTAAAGGCATACGGAATAGAGGTAGACCCGGAAAAATGGATTGACCCTATGATTATGTTTGCAGAAATCTATGGAGAATGGAACAAACGCAGAGGTAGTTACAAGTGGCAGAGCCTTACCAAGTGTGCAACATACTACGGTTACGAGTTTAAGGCTCACGATTCCTTAGAGGATGTAAAAGCAACCTTGTATTGCTACAAAAAAAATGGAAGAGGACATAGAAAGGAGAAAGGGGAAATGCTGATAGGCGGAAAAGAGTACAAAACAGGACAGCGTATTAAGGTAATCAATGCAAAGTCAATATTGCATTACAAGTACGGAATGACAAGGGATTGCAACAAAGATATGACAGGAATAACGGGAGTTATCACGGCGGAATCAACTTATGATGAATACGCAAGGGCAAATTTGAGAGTAGACGAGCCATACAGCGAACATTACAGAAATGGAATGACAAGGCTATTTTGTGATGATGAAATAGAACTGTTAGAAGAATAGACAGGGAGGAAAATATAATGCTGATATTACCGATTAAGAGTAAGTGGTTCAATATGATTCTTTCCGGGGATAAACAGGAGGAATACAGAGAGATTAAACCGTATTATACAACGAGGTTTAAGAAAATATTTGAAATGTACCCAAACTCAAATATTCCTACAGGACTTGATAAACAGTTAATAGGATTCAGAAACGGATACGGCAGCAGTAGACCACAGTTTACCGCCGTATGTTCGTTGGATATTAAGACAGGTAAGGAAGAATGGGGAGCAGAACCCGGAACAGAATACTACACGCTACACATACACGAAATCAGAGAAAGGAAAGATTGTTAAATGCAGCAGGCAATATTTACGGCACATTGCCCTTATGAGTTAGGCGATATTGTAGAGGTCGCAATAATTGAGGGAATGGCTATTACAGGGTATCCGAGAAGATTAGGCACGGCAGAAATGCAGATAACGGATATTATCACGGAACACAGCTTAAAGAATGGCACGGTATCATTTATTTACGAATTGGACGGTAAAAAGCGTATGCGGTTGATACCGTGGAATGAATTAACGAAAAGGAGTGAAAAACATTGATAAATCAAGGATTTGTGACCGATTCGGACACGGAAAAAGAATTAAAGAAGTGGCAGCAGGCAAGAACCACGGCAGTAGATGAAGATAAATTAAAACAGCAGTATAAAAACAGGCTCAACAATGCACAGGGGCAGCACTTTGAAAGAGAGATTTTAGCCGGGTGCAGAATGTACGAGAGCCACGGTATAGCAACTATTGATAAAACACCCGAACCATTCAGAGTAACAAGCAAGAACCACAGGACAGGAGAATTTACCGGGCGTTTCAGTACACACGCACAACCCGACTTTCAAGGGACCTTATACGGTGGGCGTTCGATAATGTTTGAAGCAAAGAGGACAAGCAAAGACAGGATAACCCGAAATGTGCTTACAGATACGCAAATGGACGTATTAGAAAAGCATAGCCGATTAGGGGCGTTATGTGGGGTGTGTATCTGTATACAGGATGATTTTTTCTTTATTCCGTGGAATGTATGGCGTGATATGAAAGAAATGTACGGCAGGCAGTACCTAAAGCCTGATGATATAGAGGAATACAAGGTTAAGTTTGACGGTGCGGTACATTTCTTGATGCACACCGAGGAATTGAAAGGAGCATACGAAAATGCAGAGCGAAAAAGATAAAATTATGGAACTGTTGACAATTACAGAGGTTAAAGAGGGCGGAGAGGTAATATTTACAGACCGTTCAATAGAAATCTTACAGGAGTTAGGGCAGCAGTACAAAGAAACACCGCTTTTCAAGAAATCAAGGCAGGATAACCCGGATTGGGAGGGGGATGCCAACGCAGGCTTATTATTCGTGTATATGTGTGAAAGATTGACGGAAGCACCAAGCAGAATACATACAATGATAGTTTGCAAGTTAATGATTCCTCTGATTTGGGAAAGGTTGGAAAAGGAGTTGCAGGACACGGCAGCAGTAGCGGATAAGAAGATTGAAGAGGAAACGGCACAGGGAGGGTTATTAAGTGCGACTTAACGGAATTATAGGGGCAGAGATTCCGTATTACAAGATGATGAATAAAGCAATGCCAGGACCGGCAAAGGACACCAAGAGGAAACCGAAGAACGGAAGACTTACGGAGATTGACCCAAAGACCAATAAACCGAGATTAAAAAGCGGTGTGCCGATAAGCCGGGCGGTAGAAGTCCTTTATATGTTTGAGAATACGGACGTATTGCCTTATCAGATTGAGGAAATGAAAGTAACCATAAGCAACCTACAGACAAGAGTTAAAAAGTTGGAGGATTGGCAGGAATGAAAACAGCAATAACAGTAATCTTAATTATCGTTGCCGTGGCAGCAGTATTATTTTTTCTTCCACTCATTATTATGTTTTTCTCTTATGTATTTGGTATTGATATGGACGAGGACGGCGGATTACATGAATGTATCGGGTGTCCGAATGAAAGCGATTATTGCACAGAAGAGTGCAGGATATACAAAAAGTATCAAAAGAGATTGGCAAGAATGGAAGAGGACAAAGAACAGGAAAGATACTTACAGGAATACGCCAAGAGAAAACAGGAGAAGAAAAACAGAAAGGAGGGCAAGCGTTGAAACAATTAACACTAGGTAGCCTGTTTGACGGTATAGGAGGTTTCTGCTATGCAGCAGGAATACCGAGCGGGATAGATACAGGATGCACCATTAAACCGTTATGGGCCGCAGAGGTAGAACCGAATTGCATTGACATAACAAGATACCGCTTTAAGGATGTAATGCACGTTGGGAGCGTTACGGAACTTAAAGGGGATGAAATACAACCCGTGGATATTATAACTTTTGGAAGTCCTTGCCAAGATTTGAGCATAGCAGGAAAGAGAAAAGGACTTAAAGGCAATCGTTCCGGGTTATTCACACACGCAATAAGAATTATAAGAGAAATGAGGTTAGCAACAAATGGAAAATATCCAACTTTCATTATTTGGGAGAATGTACCCGGAGCTTTTTCAAGTAACAACGGAGAGGATTTTAGAGCCGTGCTTGAAAAAGTCACAAACGCCAATATTCCAATGCCTGCAAGTGGCAAATGGGCAACCGCAGGAATGGTTAGAGGGGGAGAGGTTGACACCGCTTGGAGAGTCCTTGATGCTCAATATTGGGGAGTACCCCAGCGTAGAAAACGAATCTACCTTATCGGAGATTTTGGAGGACAACGTGCCGGAGAAATATTATTTAAGTCCGAAAGCGTGCTTGGGTATACTCCGAAGAGCAAAGAACAAAGGGCGGAAGCTGCCGGACAATCTACGAATAGCCTTAGAACAGAAAGTAGCCGAGGGGGGGGAGGTCTTAGGTCTTGATTTTGCACACGCTGACAGCGTGGTAAGAACTTATAAAGACATTACACCAACCTTAGTACAGAATATGGGGCGTGGCGGAGGTCAAACACCTTGTATTATGTACGAGCAAAGAACCATTGCCATAGACCAAGGCGGAGGTAAAAGCCAATGCGGTATAACAACGGAATTATCCCCAACACTCACATGTACGCACGGCGGAGAACCTGTAATATATTCTGAAAAAAGAAATGTTATCCCTTTAAGGGATGAAGTTACAAGAAATAAGACAAGCAACGGATTAGGCGTTGGAAAGGTCGGGGGACCTTGCCCGACACTCACAACGGCAGACATTCACAGCGTATTTTACGAAGCCTACCAACACCACGGATACAGGGAAAGCGATACAAGCGGAACATTAACCGCAGGACAGAACAATACCGTAAGGGGAGATACCCCATTGATTGTAACCGATAAGAAAGCCTTTGAAGAGAATCAGCACGGAGGATACAGGGAAACACAGATTAACGGCACTTTAAGGGCAGCGGGGGGGGTCTTACGGCGGAGGGTCGGAAACTCTGATAACAGAGAGTACCAAGACAAAGGGGAATATCCCTAGCACTCCGAAGAAAAGCATTAAAGACCTGTTGAAGAAAGCAACACAGAAAGTTGTATACATAATCCGCAGGCTTACACCTGTTGAGGGAGAACGATTACAGGGATACCCGGACGATTGGACGAAATATGGAGCAGACGGCAATATTATAGCCGATACGGCACGATACAGGGCAATAGGCAACAGTATATGCGTATATTGTGCGGAAAGGCTCTATATAGGCATTATACGAATCCTACAGGAGGAAGAAAAGGACAATGAAAGAAAAGACGAGAGCCTTTTATAAGGCAGTATTTAAGTATTGGTGGCACGAAAGGGTATTGAAGTTCTTTAGAAAATAGGAGTTGGTACACATGAAGAAATGTAGCTTATGTGGAGAAAAGGCATTGGAGGGCATAGAGATATGCCCGGAATGTCTGAAAAGGGCAGCAGTTGCCCCAAAACAGATAAAGAGGTTACGACAGATAAGCAACATATTAAGCATAACGGCAGATACAGACACGAATATAAAAGCCTGTATGCAGAGCATAACAGAAATTGCGGACGATTTGGAAAGGGGCAGTTATGGCGAAGAAGAGAAGAAACAGGAAAGTAATACCGTTCCAACATGAAAGGACATTGACATATAACAAGGCAAAGCCGAACCGACAGGCAAGGAGATTAGGGATTAAACCCGAAGAACCAAAGAGAGAAGAGAAAAAGACGGTAAGCAAGGCAGCAGTATTAAGCCAAAAAGCAAAACAGGCAAGAGAAACACAAAGAAGAATCACACCGCCGGGAATGACATACGGCGAATATATGGAATATCTGAAAGATAAAAGGCAGCAGTTGGAAGAGAAGAAAAAGAACATACAGGAATGATACTTATATAAGTATACAAGTTGCACAAAAGATTGATGTACTTATATAAGTATATTTGTTGATTATCCCGGGTTGTAAATATACTTATATAAGTATATAATAGAATCATCAAAGGAAAGCAAAACGGAGGTAAGAAACAATGGTAGAGATTAAAGGATTCAATGAAGCATACAAAGCAATGTTAGCAAAGGAAACAGTTAAGAAAATACATAAAAAACACACCGACAATAGAGTAAAAGAACTTATTGCACAGGGAGTTGATAAGGAAATAGCCAAAGTAATGGCAAGCGTAGGACTATAAGATAGCCGAAACGGTAAGGGGCAACCGCCCCGAGCCGTCAAGACAGGTCGGCAACCTGTTTTCTGACGAGGGCAAGCCAATAGCCGTAGCAGGGATAGAGTGAAAAAATAGCAGTGGGTACGCCAACTAGAGAGCGTGCGGTAAGTCAACAGGTTTTTAGTAATTTTTTAATGTGAAAAATTGCAACGCCTATCACATAGCCGGGAAAGGCGGTGGATATATGCCGAGAAGTCCACCCGAAAAAGGCTATTGCACACCTTATAGAGTGCCTAAGCCTTTAGAGATTGTATAAAGTGTGCAATGCACACGCAGGAGGTAGCCTATGAAAAAAATACCAATGACACAGGAGGATAGGGATTATTTCAAAAGCGGAGTAAGAACCCTATGCGGTATCGAGGTAATACAAGCTAAAAACATCATAAACGACCCCGGATTAAAGGTAGTATTTACTTCCGAGGATTTGGACTTTATGAACAAAGAACTTGGCAGACAGGCAGGGGCGGTATTTGCCCGAATCCTTAGAGCGATTAAGAAAAAGGACTTTAAGGAAGCACAAAGAGTAATCACAGGAGGTAAAAGCAGATGAAAACTATTGCAATTATTAACATGAAAGGCGGATGTGCCAAAACAACAACAAGCGTAAATATGGGTTATATCTTGGCAGAGGATTACGACAAAAAGGTATTGATTATTGATAATGATAAGCAGGGTAATTTATCCAAGGCGTGCGGTGTATGGAATGATGAAGCACCAAGTTTTGCGGATGTACTCACAGGGGATAAGACATTAACGGATGTAATGCAGCTCGGAGCAAATGGAAACATTGCGGTAGTACCTGCCAATATGACACTTTTAACCGCAAACCTTGAGGTAATCAAGAACGAGGAAATAGACCAGGTAACAATATTGTCTAAGGAATTGGAAAAGGTAAAAGATGTATTTGATTACTGCATTATTGATTGTCCGCCGGATATAAATATATCTGTTATCAATGCCTTAGTGGCAGCAGACGAGGTTATCATACCGATTAAGATTGACGGTTACGCATTTGACGGTATGAAAGAGTTGGAAGAACAGATAAACAATGCAAAGCAGCTTAACCCAAAGTTGAAGTTTAGAGGATGCCTTGTAACAATGTTTTACAACCGTGATGTATGCAGACAGGGAGAGGAATACTTGCAGAATCAAAGATACCCGGTATTCAGAACACACATTAGAAGAACAGAAAAGGCGGACGAGGTTACATTTACTACGCAAAGCCTTATGCAGTATTCTCCGAGGTCGGGAGCAGCAAGAGATTATAAGACATTCGTTAAGGAGTATTTGGAGGGATAGAATGGTATACAGAAACAAGGAGGGATATGCTGACCCCACAGCCGGGGCAGCAATCCACGAAGCAGAACCAAAGGCAAAGAAAAAGGAATACAACCCGGAAGTGACAAACCTTGTAAGCGTATTAAAGCAGATGATAGATATTGCAGGGTATGAAATGGTCGGACGTATCGTATTGAGAGATAAGGATACAGGAAAGGAGTACAGGTAAGTATGAGCAAAACAGATATATCAAACGGAGTAAAGGATACTATGTGACACTTCCTTATGCAGGGAACGCATACCTTTACAAACGAGGATATAGAAGAGTTGACGGAAGCGGTAAACAGACTTATTAAAATGACAACACAGAAAACAGCAGGGCAAAGACCAAACACAACACACATAAATTGGGAAACCTTAGATATGGAATTTATGAGAATTGTATGCTACGCAACAACCCTTGTATTATCGGGAAGATTGGAAGAATTAAGAAAAGTGACCGAATCGGACACAATAAAGAAAACGGAGGTTTAAGATATGGCAGGATTTAATATTAACGATTTACTCAATGCAAAAAGCAAAGGGGCAGCAGTACAGGCAGAGGGACCGGCAGAACAGGAACAGGAATTTAAGGTAACTATGCTTGATGTGGAGGACTTAATGCCGAGCAAGGATAATTTTTATTCCACGGAAAACATAGACGAATTAGCAATGTCTATTGAATTGGTCGGACACATTGAGCAGAACTTGGTAGTAAAGCCGGAAGCACACGGAAAATACGAAGTAGTCGCAGGACACCGCCGTAGACTTGCAGCCTTGAAGTTGGTACAGGAGGGCAAAGAGGAATATAGAAAAGTGCCGTGCCTTATCAAAAAGGAATCAGACACAATCAAGGATAAGTTAAGTCTTATATTTACCAATGCAACGGCAAGACAGCTTACGGATTGGGAAAAAGTGCAGCAGGCAAAGGAATTAAAAGAAATCCTTACCGAGTATAAGAAAGCCTTACAGGAAGAAAACAAGGATAAGCCAAAAGAGGAAAGGGAGAAAATGGGGCGTATCCGTGATATTGTGGCACAGATGCTTAATACATCTACTACACAGGTTGGAAGAATGGAAGCCATTGAAAACAATTTATCACAGGAGTTTAAAGATGAATTGGAAAAAGGCAATATCAATATTTCTACCGCCCACGAACTTAGCCGACTTGATAAAGATGGGCAGAAGCAGGCTTACGAAAAATACGAAGAAAAAGGCGAGTTACATATAAGTGATGTGAAAGAAGAACCGAAAACGGAGATTACAGACGAACAGGCGGAACAGGTGCAGAAAGCAATTAAGGAAGCCTTAAAGGGAGAGGTAAACCGTGCGGTATTCAAAGTAAAAGGCAATGTGGCAGCAGTTGAAAAGGAATTGGTTAAGCATTTTTCAAAGACATTTACCGCCAAGACCTTAGAACTTAATGGAAAAGAATTTATTTACAGATTCCAAACGGAGGGAATGGCAATACAGATTAAGGAGGATTGGAGTACATATATTATCGAGTATTCCGACCTTGCAGAAATTGTTGCATTGATGATAGAAACGGAAGAATTAGCCTATGACGATTCCACAGAGGAAGCACCACAGGGACCGGCAGAGGAAGAGGATGCCGAGGGAACACAGGAAAGCGGTTTTATGAATGAGCCGGAAGAAACACAGGAGGACGAAGAGGAAAACGATAATTTACCGGGGCAGCAGGATATGAGCGATTACCCGGAATATGTACCCGAACCACAGGAAAAGGGATTATCCTTTACAGAGTGGATAAGCAAGAAATACGGAACAGGACAGTACAACATGATACAGAAAGAGGTACGAAAGGTTATTATGACAGAATCCGAAAACGGAAATATCTGCCCGGCAGAATGGGAAAACAGATTAACCAACGCCTTATCTGTATGGGTAATGAGCAAAACAGCAGAGTATCAGAAGTATTTACAGGGTTAGGCGGCGTGTATGAACCGTATCGAATACAAGGAGGGTATTATTTGGTGCGGAGAAGAAAAGGCAAGCAATCAATTATCTACATTGGTTGCCTACCTATCCGCACAAATTGGAAAAACAGAAAAAGAAACGTGCGATTTAATAAATCAATGTATGCAATCCTTTGATTTGCTTATGGAGAAAATAAAAGACCTTGCAGAGAGGTTAAAAGATATTTTCGATATAGCGGAATCGGATATTTGCGAATCTTGCGAAGCCAAGAGGACGAAGCACGGCAGCAGTTGTATAGCGGAAATCGAAGCTACAGGAAAAGCAAATATCAAATGGCGTGAAAAATACAGACCACCATAAAAGAAAGGATAGCATAAAATGAAGAATTGGGAAGTAGAAGCAATCTTAAAATTTTACAAAGATATTGACCTTGATATTAAGGTTACAGGCGAGTGGCTAGAGCAGTACGAAAGCGTGTATGATACCACAGGGGCAATTAACTATGACGGTATGCCACACGGAAGTAATACAAGCGATTCTACGGCTCTGCTTGCAATCAAAATAGCAGGTACAGATACAGCAGAAAGAATTAAGGAATTAAAGGGCAGAATACAGGAGTTAAAGAAGTTGAGAACGGAAATATCAAAAGAGATTTATTCCTTAACTCCGATTCACAAGGCTATAATATGCGGATTTTACTTACAGGGTCAAAAATGGGAACGCATAGCGGAACAGATTAGTTATTCTGTCCGACAGAGTAAAAATATAAGGTGCGTTGCCTTAGAGGTCTTAGGCGGAAAATTAGCAAGGAATAGAAACATATCACGAAGCAAAATTTTGAAAGAGGTTTTGCATTAAAGATTGCCCGCTATTGCCCGATTTTATGTAGTATAATACTAAGATGAAAAGCGAAGCAGGGCAGCAGGATTTTATTGTTAAATCCTGTTGCCTTTTCGTGTTATAAAAACATGAATTTTGATACCTACAATTCTTTAACACCTAACTGGTATTATAAAGTGTTACGATAAAATCCGCAATGCCTTGATTTTACTACAGTTTTGGCAAGTGAGCTTTCCCTTAGACTTTCCCTTATGTTATATCCTTTTCCCTTGTGTTACGACACCTCATAAGGGCAAAAACAAGGGAAGCAAAATCCGGTAACAGCTAATAACATTATATAAATCACATAATCGGCTGGAACTGGTCAAGATGCTTCTACAACTGAAACAGATAAGAGAAAGGACTTTGCAATATGAATATCGTTCATGCAGAATATAATAAATATCACAACATCATAGACATCAATTATTACAATGGCTACATACTTCGGATTGACTGTGGCAAGGCAGAAGATGGATTGATTACTACTCCTAACTCTCAACGAATGTTGGATGCACTGGCGATTGACAATCCACTAGAATATGCCCGTTTGTATCTTGATTCAGAAATGCAAGATTGGGTGAATGCGATGAATATGGAATGGTATAGCACTTGATAAAAGAACATAAAAATGAGAAGAAATCTGTCAAAAGTATTTCTATAAAATACGATATTTCTTTAGCCCTTCCATAAATAATGAAATAGAGCCGATAACTCACAATCGAAATAACGAGTGATTCATCGGCTCTATATTTTATGGTTATGGATATCATGAGTATCGCTTTATATGCAATTG